GCTATTCCAAACATTGAATCACCAAATACAAATTCTTTACCTAAACGAGCATCCTCAATATTATTTCTATCCCCATAAGTTTCATAAAACTTAGTAGGAATATTAAATTCATTTTTTCTATCTAATATCTCCCAACGCATCTGATGGCCATAAGATTTTAATAAATTTCCTCGTAAATGGGATATTTTAAATTCTTTTTTATGTTCTTTTTTATATTGGTCTGGTTTAAACCAAGTATGTCCAAAAGGTAAATAAACTGCATTATCACATGTATTTAATATTTTATCATTCCATGTTAATATAATATCAAATAAATTTTGGTTTTGAATAACCCAATCATGTTTTTTAAAATATTCATTTGGTTCGTGAAGTGATATTACATTAATAGAAGATAATTCTTCATCTTTTTCGGGAATTGTTTCTAAAAACAATGAAAAATCAATATTTTTAAAAGGATGTAATAATTTTTCTACATCAAAATGAATAGATTTTATTTTCATTTTATAGCTAAAACATTTAAACTCATTAATATCCCATTTTCTTTATCCATATGAGGAAGATATGCTTTACTAAAATCATCTCCCGAATAGTTTTCTGAGTCCCATTCTGTTATATAAGAATATCCTATAGCTTTTAAATCATCAGATAAAGTAAGGTAATCAAATGTAATATAATGATAATTTTCATCATAATCTTGCCCACCATAAAGTAATCCAATTAATGATTTTAAATCATTAGTTTTAGTATAATAAGAGCATATTGACTTAAAATTAGGAATAGCTAAACGTAATTGTCCTCCTGGTTTAAGAATTTCAAACCAACGTTTTAAAACATCTTTATATTCCCACCTTCCAAAATGTTCTAAAACATGGCAAGCATAAATTTCATCTACTGAGTTTTCTTTATAGTTTCGTAAAAAGCGAATATTATTTACTTCATCCACACCGGGGAGATATCTTATATCAATATTAGTGTATCCTTCTAAATGTTTTGTTCCGCAACCCAAATGTAATTTATTCATAATGTGTTATAAAAAGTGTTTTGTTTTTCTTATCGTTCAATTGTTTTTTAATCAAAATGTCTAACTTTTAGTTTCATAACTTACTATATAATTCGTTTTGTTTAATTTGTCTATTTAATGTTTTTGGATGATATAAAGACCAATGTTCTTCAGATGGATAATAGGCAAAAGTTTTATGACCTTCTATTTTTTCATGTACTTTACCACTCCAACTAATATTAGGATCTCTTCGATATATCCTACCCTGATAATCATTTGGCCAGTTAATCCAACCTTCATCATTCATAGACCATCTTTGTGATTTAACATATGATTTTATTTCATCTTTATCTCCAATCAATGTATTAATTCTAGGTACCCAAGCCAAATCTATGTCATTATTTTCTAACAAAGATGGTAAATTATCTATAAGATGAAGAGATGGCATCTCATCTGCATCTATATTAAAAATATAATCACCCCAACACCCTGCTGATAGTCTATTTTTCCATTCAGCAAAATCATTATTAAATTGAGACCTCATTAGAACTCCTAATTTAGACTCTATAGATAATAAATAATCCCACATTTCATCAGGACCTTTACTATCCATTAGAATAACTACTTCATCCTGTGGACGTATATTTTCAAATAAAAATTGTGTTAAACGTTTAGTTTCTTCAATTTCATTGAAACACGTTATGGCATATGAGATCTTCATAATTTACTCGGGTAAAACGCCAATATATGAAAGACTATCAATGTAGTTACGTTCTTCAAACATTTTTAAAGTACTCATATCCATTCTAAATTCATAAAATTGACCTTTTTTACCTGGAATAGGATATTTTTCTTTCTCTTCTTCAGTAACAGGTACTGCTTTTACAGCTGCCCAACCCCACTCTTCTTTAGATGGACCATTTGCAAATACCATTCCTTTAGTAGGTTCATTAACCATACTAGGTAACCACATTAATCCAGTTTCAGGATCTTTCCAAATTAAGTCTTTATATAATTCTGGTAGAACAGATATTTGTTCTTCATAGAATGCTTCTCCTTCTTTCATTAAGGAATTGGTTTGAAATCCAGATGAAAAAGAGAAATATGTTTTAATACCAGGAGATGTTTCTATTACCATACATGCATCACCACCTGATTTAGGGCATGTTATCATTTGTTCATTAGTCATTTGATTCTATTTTTTTAAGTTTTGGAAGTTCTAGTTTACGGAGTTGAGGTAATTTAATTTGAATTTCTTTAGGAAATTCAGGAATATATTTAGTAAATAATTCATCTACTTTATCCTTCATTTTATCCCAACTAAATTCAGTTTTACTTTTATGAGCCTGACGTTTAGCTTTATCAGTATAGTTTTTATAGTTTTCAAATACATCTTTTAAAAAGAAACCAATTTGTCCATGATCAGGAGATAACCATTGTGAATCTTTAATTAACCATTGATTAGCTGCATTTGGATGTATTTGTGTTAATTGACCTCCTATCAAATTAGTATATTTTGAATCTAAGAAATCTACTTGACCTGACCAACCTGTAGTAATTAAAGGTTTTTTAATTAATGTAAATTCAAGTAATGGACGACCAAATCCTTCACCTTTAGTTAAATTAACCATTGCTTTTACTTTTGGGTGATTATACAATTGATTAATTTCTTCATCTGTAAATTCACCATGTAATAAATAAACATTTGGTAAATTAGTAGAATTTACAGTTGACTTAATAACTTCAATTTTTTTAAGTATTTCATCTCGATCCATATAAGATGAACCAACATGAGCTGTTTTTAAAATTAAAGCTGGTTTTTTAGTTTTATTTTTAAATGTCTCATAAAACGCTTTAATTAATAAACCTACATTTTTTCTGTCTTCACCTATTGGAATATTATTACCTGCAATCCACATTCCTGAAAATAGATAAGCAAATGTCTCAGGAATACTGTTTATAGTATCATGAAGTTCATTTTTAACTGGCTTTTCAAGAGGTTTAAATATTTCAGTTGAAATACCTTCGAATAAAACTTCAATTGGTTTTTCTAATTTAACATTTGACTCTAAAACATTTGTTTGTTTATTACGTTTTTCAAATGTTGAATCTTGAAATACTTTTTTAGAATGTTCTGATGAAACTAAATTCAAGTTCATTCTGTTTAATCCCTCAATCCATTCTGGTGGGGCAACTGTTGTTTCTACCCCAGCAGTTATACCAATATTAAATTTTCCTACAGGTTGGAATTCTGATGGAATAGTAATTTGAGCCCATAATTCAGGTTGTTTTGGTAATTTGTTTCCTTGAATTACTAAATCATATAAAAACCCCCACTCTGGATTGTCTTTACAGAAACCAAATGGAGTTGAACCCCATCTTTGAGAAAGTAATTTCACTTCATATTTACCTGTTTCTATGATAGCTTTAATTATATCTCTAGAACGACTACCATATCCTGAGTATGTGTCAAAAGGTGATGATATTATAAATAACGGTTTATTCATTTTAATATAACAATTTATGGTTTAATGTTTTGTGTTGTACTTCATTAGCATTAATGAATTCAAATTTCTTTCTTGGAACCCATGTTTCAAATAACTCATCAAATGCTTCAATAACACGTTCTCCTTGTTTCTCACTAGTAAATCCAGCTTCATTTAATGCCCATTCTCTACCTTTTAATCCTTTAGATTTACGTTCTTCTTTATCTAAAGAATAGACAGCCATAATTAGTTTAGCAGCATCTTCAGAACTACATCTATCATCCCAAATATATGGTGTTGGAGGAGAACCTTGTAATGAACGATTATTTGGGAATACTGGGAAAGCCCATTCACCACATTTTTTATATTTACCAGTATTATTTGATGGAACATCAGGTGATGGAGTAAACCAATTACCTTCTTCATCTTCAAATCTCATTTGATCTTGCATTCCACCTGTCACATTAGCTATAACTGGGTTTCCAACTAATATAGCTTCAGTTAAACTTAAACCCCAACCCTCATTAGATGTTAATAAAATTTGACAATCTGATGAATTATATATAAAGTTTAATTCTTCTGGGCTTAATATTCTATCAGTGTAAATAATATTGTATTGATCTCCATCTAATAATGTTTTTTGAACAGCTATTAAATCAGTTCCATGATCACTTACTTTATCAGTATGTAATACGAAAGCACATTTTTTAGCTTTTTCAACAGGTAATTGATCTATAAAATATTTATATGCTAGTAATGTATCTGGAATTTGTTTCCGTCTAATATTTCTAGAATTAAAGAACATAACAAAATCATATTCTTTACCTTTATAAAATACTTTTTTAAACTCTTTAAACCTACTGTAAGATTCAGATTCTGAAGTAATAGGATAAAATACTTTTTCATTAAGTCCATGAGGAACATATTTTATAATCCTATCTTTAGCTTTTTCACCTAATACTAAAGTATTTATATTAACTGTTTGTTTTGAAATACCCATCAACAAATCACAAGCTTCATAATAAGCTGAGTTATAATATGGAGCTGGGTAATCATCCCAAATATTCAAATAAGTTATTGGAATGTCTTTACGTATTTCATTTTCCATAGCAAATATCCAAGTAAAATATCTTGGGTCTGTAATTAACATTATCGCATCTGGTTTCTCTAATTTAATAATTTGTCTTAGTAAATCTGGATTACCATACTCATCAGATGGATAAAGAATAACAGACGCATCTTCAATACCTGCTATTTTATTAGTGTCTTCTGATATGTCTAATCTTTTACCTGCTTCAGGATGTTTAATTCCTCCTGCAATTTGGACAAAATTAAAATGATGTGATGTGTGGATAACTACTTCTTTACCAACATTTCCTACTCCACTATGGGCTCGAATATCATCAGATATTAAAAGGATTTTTTTTCTTTGTTCTTTAGGAACGTATTTAAATTTATTATTCATAACTTAGTGTATTTTATAATGTAATAAAACTATTTTTCATTTCCAAACATTTATATGTTTTTTTCAAAATCAATATCTGTGTGGTTATGGACTTGTCTTCTAAAAGTCTCATCAGTAAGATAAAGATGAATAGATCTTTCAGTTAATTTTTGAAGAGAGAATTTATACCTAACAGTTGCTACTTTAAATTCTTCAAATAAATCACTTTGTACTTTTACAGAAGTGAGTGTCATTTCTTTTTTGCTCATAATATTATTTTAATGTTTGTATATAAATATATAAAAATTTATCAAACCACCCCTTTATTACATAAGTCTGGTTTATCATTGAATATACAGTACTTACAACTGTTAACTGATGGGTTGGGTTGGAATTCTTTACCAATATATGTTCCATCTTTATTAAATATCTCTTTTATAAAATCATCCATATAATTTATAGATCTGTTTAATTTCACCTTACCAGATGATGGAATATACTCTTGTATGCGAGATATAGGGTAGTCGGAATTTTCCCATACTTTACGTTTAACTATAAAGAATTTAATGTTAATATTGTCAACTGGGATACTGAATTGTTTAGAGAAAAAGTTTTTATATAAAATAAGTTGCATCTGCTTTATTTCATCTTTTTTTTCTCTGTCTGACCATCCTGAGGTACTTGTTTTGATGTCTATGATCTCAAAAGTATCTGATGGTTCATGATATAAAACTACATCTAAATAACCCTTATATAAAACATTTTGATACTCAGAATTAGGAGTTATTGTAATTGGAACCTCACATCCTACCAAATGCCATCCCCTTTTACTAAAATATTTTCCTTTCTTTTTTTTTAAAAAACGAATAATTTCTAAACCATCTTTATAAAACTCATTCATTTCTTCAGGATTGCTAAAATGTACATTTTTATTAGATTTATAATCTTTTAAATATGCTCTTCTAAAACTATCTTCAAAATGTTCTTCTAAATTAATTCTATCTGCTTCAGCAACACTATATTCATACATGGTTGTTAAGTAATGTTGAATAGTTTCATGTAACCCTGTTCCAAAAGTCATATGGATTGAGGATGGAGAATAATGTTTTTGTTTATATTGTAAAAACCATTTTTTAGGACAACTATGAAATGTTGAAAATTGACTAAAAGAAATTGATTTTTGATAACTGTAGTCTACATCTCTTAAAGGAGATGTTTTAATAAATTCTACAATTTGAGGTAATTTTTTACTCATATTTATTAAATATTTCAGTTATATTTTCCATATTACTAGTTTTTTAATTATGGACAAATAAAACTTTATCTATATAAGCAGGGATTAATTCATGTTTCATATTTTCTATTAAAGTTCCATCTGCTGCTGCTTCTTCATATTGGATATAATATTTAGATATAATTTCTTTTTTAGTTGTAAATTGTCCCCAATCCATATAACTATGTTGGATTTTAGGGATAAAATGTCCATAATCTTTTTTATTATGACTATGTTCATTTTTATATTTACCTAAAATCATATCCCAATAAATAAAATTTACTTCAGAGTTTAAACTTATAATATTTACAATTTCTTCTAATAATATAGGAACAAAATAATTATCATCATTAGAATGAATAATCCAATCTCCTAAACTAAGAGTTGTTCCTATTATTCTACTTTTATGTCCCCAATAACCATATCTTTCAGAAGTTGAAGTATAAAAAAATCTAGGATCATTAAGATATTCTTTAAGATTAGATTTATGAGATAAATCAACTCCATCATGGATTAAAATAGCTTCCCAATTGCTATAAGTTTGACATATAATACTTTGAAGTAAACATTTTAGTAAATGTGTTTGTTCCCAACAAGGTATAATAAAACTAAATTTAGGTTTTATTTCTTCCATTTTCCTGTTGTTACTAATTGAGCTATAATAGCATAATTAGTTAGATCTTTCCAAGAATCTAATGTTGGTTCATTAATTAGTGGATTTCTATTACCTTTTAATACTAAATTTTTTAATCTATTCATCTTATCATTCATCCTAATCCAAATAGATGTTAATGATAATTTAATATCATCTTCAGTCTCTAATGATGTACCCATAGCTATATTATCAATACCATATGATAGCATTTTTTCAGCGAACATATTATATTGTTCTTGCTGGATATTCTTAAATTCTTTAGATAAATTAGGATATTTTTCCTCAAAGTATTTTACACTATTCATTATTTAATTTTAGCAGTTTTAATTAATTTATCAACTTCTTTTTCTTCAATTCCCATTTCCCATAAGATACTTCTTACTCCTTCTTTACGAAGAATATCAATATAGTCTTCTGCTTCTCCTAAAGAACAAATAAAATACTCAGAAAGATGTTTAGATATTTCTTGATAAGTATTTTCAGATTGATTCTTAATATATTTGTTAAATATTTTTCTTTTAGGTAACATGTTTAAATATATATTATGTATTTTTTCTTTTTCAGTATGAGGAATTTTTTGTACTATATTTGCTATATGAATATAACTTGGTTCTAATGATATTACTCTATGAATTATATAAGGTGCGAATATATTTTTTTGTTCATTTGTAAATGAGTCCCATGGTTTTTTATCAAATGTAATATTATTTACCCAATTAAATATAGTAAAATTACTTGGTTGAGTCTTCTTTGTCATAGATTTCTTGGAACTCATCTCTAAGTTCTTTAGGTAACATATCAATCAATACTCTACCACTTTTGACATCAAAGAATACTGGAACCGGTATAATACCATCTTCTGATGTTCCAGATATAAATTTTGAAACCCGTCGTAAAATAAAGCCTTCTTGAAATACCATTCCTCCATCTTCAGAGATTACTGGGGTTGTGTTCTTAATATCAATATTAAGATTCATTTGTTTGTTGTTGTTCATTTTTATATTTTTTAAAGTCTAAATAAAATCCAATTGCTACTATAATATTCATACCTAAAGACATTAGTATTTCATGTATGTCTTCATATATGTTAGTACTTAAATGTACATGCCCTATAATCCAAAATGGTACAGACAAGTTATTTGAAATCCAACTTAATAGGTATGTTATAAATGTTTTCATTTTTTTAATTCAAGCAAACGAGCTATTAATCCCATACAATTTATTTCTTTATCTAAAACAAAATTAGATTGATATGAGTATTCATTAATATGAATTGCTATCATTCCTTCATTCCCTGGAGAATATATAGATGATTTATCATATAAAAATCTGAATAGTTCTTCAAATTCATTTGAACCTGAGTTAGCAATTAATTGTCTGATTGAATTAAATGATTTGGATGTTGGTGATGTGAGTTCTTCTAATACTTGATTTTTATAATCATCTATCACACTTGATGATTTATCTAAAACTAATTTATTATCAATAGTTTGTTTTTGACAACTATTAATTGTTTTTCTAAAATCAGGATAGAATTTTTTAACAACTACAGCTACATCTTCTAACTCAAATTCTACATTTTCTTTAGTTAAAATGTTAACAATATGATGAGCAACTGTTTTTTTAGTTGGTGGTTCTAATTTAAATTCTTGAAGTCTACTTCTTAATGGTTCAATTAATCTTTCAGGATAATTACCTGTTAAAATAAAACGAGTATTTAAACTATATGTTTCTATCATGTTTAATAGAATCACTTGAGATGCTTGTAAGATATGAGTAGCTTCATCTAGTATTACTATTTTAAGAGGTTTAAATGAACCAGCTGATGCAAATGATCCAATTTTTTCTCTCATCACATCAATACCTCTTTCATCAGTAGCATTCAAATAAATAAAATCACAATCAATATTATTTGCTAATATTTTAGCAATTGTTGATTTTCCTGAACCTGGTTTGCCAGCGAATAAAAGATGTGGAATATCTTGTGTACTAATATATTCTTCAAATTTATTCCTATTTTCAGGACTACACATATAACCTTCTAAAGTATCAGGTCTGTATTTTTCAACCCAAAGAGTATGTTCTTTTTTATTCCTCATCACCGTATAAATTATATTTTTTAACTTGTGGTTTAGGTATTTCTATATATTCTGTGGTTATAAGATAACAAACTCCATTCATAGGTTCAAGCCTAAAGGCAGAAGGTTTTGGATCAGGTGATAACAAATAATAAGCATTTAATACCTCAGTTAAAGAAGAGTATACCTGGTCATTTTCTATTAACGACCAAGTATCACCCTTTCCTTTAATTCTATGGGCTATTTCAACTAATTTTTCATTTGGTTGAAAATCCATTAAAACATACCTCCCATTCCAAAATCATTATTATTATCTTTTTTATCAGTTGGTTTATCAACCACTACTGCTTCTGTCAATAGAATAGTACCAGCTACTGAAGCTGCATTTTCAAGCGCTGTACGAGTTACTTTAGCTGGATCAATAATACCTGCTTCTTTCATGTCAACAAATTCATCATTTTTTAAATTATAACCAATCCAATAATTAGCGGTTCTTATTTCATTCATAGCATGATAAACATACTCAACATCAATACCAGCATTAGCAAGGATTTTCTTAAATGGAGATGCACATGCTTTATAAACAATATCAGCACCAATAGTATCTCGTTGAATATATTCACGAGCATGTAATAGAACAGCACCGCCTCCAGGTACAATACCTTCTTCAAGTGCTGCTTTAGTTGCTTGTAAAGCATCATCCACCCGATCTTTTTTCTCACGCATTTCTGATTCTGTAAAACCACCAACGTGCACAATAGCTACACCACCAATAAACTTAGCTAAACGTTCTTGTAGTTTTTCTTTTTCATATGGTGAAGTTGATTTTTCAATTTGTGTCTGAAGTTCTTCAATACGAGCTGAGATTTTATCAGTGTCCCCTTTACCATCAACAATTGTAGTACTTTCTTTACCTACTGTAACTACTCTAGCTTCACCAAACCACTCCCAATTGAATTTATCAAGTTTCATACCTTTTTCAGTACTGAATACTTGACCACCTGTCAGGATTGCAATGTCCTCAAGAATTAATTTACGACGATCTCCAAAATCAGGAGCTTTAACAGCTACTACTTTTAAAATACCTCTTGCTTTGTTTACAATTAAAGTAGCAAGTGCTTCACCTTCAATATCCTCAGCAATAATCAATAATGATTTATTTTGAGTAGATACTGCCTCTAAAATAGGTAACAATTCTTTTACTTGAGTGAATTTTTTATCAGCAATCAAAATCAAAGCATCTTGAATACTTGTACTCATATTGTTGTTATCAGTTACAAAATATGGTGATTTGTAACCACGATCAAATTGCATACCTTCAACTGTTTCAAGATATGTTTCACCATTCTTAGATTCTTCAATAAACACTACTCCTTCACGACCTACTTTCTGCATTGCTGTTGCAATTAACTCTCCAACTTCTGGGTCATTATTTGCTGAAATAGTAGCAATTTGTTTAAGTTGATCTTCACTAGATACATCTTCTTTAATTTCAGTACGAATAGCATCTAATACTTGTTTTACAGCAGTATCAATTTCACGTTTTAATTGAACTGCGTTTCTATCATTACTCAATTCTTTAAGACCTTGAGATACGATTTCTTGAGCCAACAATGTTGAAGTTGTAGTACCATCACCAGCATTATCTGCTGTTTTAATAGCTGCTTGTTTTACTAATTGAACACCTAGTTCTTCAATTGGATCTTCTAATGTAATAGACTTTGCTACTGTTACACCATCTTTTGTACTTTGAGGAATACCTCCGTTTGCAATAACAACATTACGTCCATTAGGACCTAAAGTTGAAGTAACCGCATCTGCTAGTTTATCGATACCTGCAGATAATTTCTTACGTGCTTCTGGTCCGAATTCAATAATCTTACTCATATATTTTTCTTATTTTAGTTTTTTGTAATTTTACCAAGTATTTGATTCTCAGGTCCTAACCAATACTCTTCTCCTTGGAATTCCATTTTACTAAATCCCATAGTAGGTAGTATTACAACTTCTCCTACTTTTAAAATAGTTTCAATAAATACTCCAGTTGCAGAATAATATCCTGGACCTACAGCTACAACTTCAGCTGTTTTGTTTTTTTCATTTCCTAAATCAGGAACAATAATGTTACCATGTAACTCTTCTTCTGGTTCGACCGGTTTAACTATAACCGCATTGTACAAAGCTTCTAATTTCATATTTTTAATAGATTTTTTAATTGTTGTTCTTGTTGTTTAATTTCATCCAAATATGATGTTAAACTATCATATTGATTTGATTTTGTGTCTGTTTTAAGTTTAATAACAGCATTCACAGCAGATGATAATTTTGAATAATGACCATATGCTCTTTGATATTCTTTACCATCCGCTGACTTTCTACCTCTAGTTGAAGTATTAGTAGGAACTATGTTCTCAAACACTGTATAACAGTATTGATCTTTAGATAGGAAAAATGGCTCAAGGGCGGGATCTTTAATAATTGTATAACTCATGTTTTATTATTTATAACGTACAATATACGAAAACTTTTTAATATAGCCAAGCAAAACATTTATTTTGATATATATAAATATATTGCTTTAAATTTCTTTTGATACTAGATAATAGGTACTTTTAATTTTTTCATTTTCAAATTCTAATTTCATTATTCCATCTAATTTAATACTGATATTTCCTCTACTCATATCTTTATTACAATACATTATTTCTTTAATAATATTAGAATTATAATATTCTTTAAAATTACTTACTTCATTATTTTTAACTGCATTTGGAATATAAAATGAAACTTTATTAGCATACTCTACATTACCTCCAAATTCCATTTCTATTTGAAACTCATTTTCTGGGTTAAGATATGGTTTAATTACTACTGTTTCACTTTCATTTAATGCTGATTTAGCTTTAACAATGGCACCTATAGCTTCATTATCTAGGGGTGCTGTAATATCCCATTCATCTATATCATTTACTTCACCTACTTTAGGAATCAACATAATATCAGCTAAAGCATAATTTAATGTAAACTGATTATCAGAGATGATTAATTTAGAAATAAATTTATTTGTCTTTTGATAATTAAGTTCTAAAAAATTATTTGTTATTGAAATAAGTTTAATTAATTGAGTTGTATTACTTACAGCTATGTTAGAGTCTTCTATTGGAAAACCTGTTGCTTTTACTTCACCAATCATTTCTTTTGATGGAGAATTGAATCTAATTGTTACTGTATTATTTTCAATATTCCATCTGGTTGCTTCAACCATTGCGTTTAGATAATATTTATTTATTATCGATAATAATTCACCTTTATTAATCATTGTTTTATTTAGTTAAATGTAAAAAATTTATTTACTTTTCTATTAAATATTGGTTGACCCCATCCTATGTCTTTATAAACATTTTCAAGCTTATTTCTTAGTACACCATCAAAAATTCCATCTCTATCAATATATTTTTGAGCAAACTCTAGAAGTTCAGGAGCATCATCATATCCATTTAATGATATTACATCTATATGATACGGATTTTCTTTTAAGTAGACAATATAAATCTTATCACCTATTTGTGGTGGTGGATATTTTTTATCTAATCCTTTAAATTTTAAAATATTTGCTGTGTATATAGCTGCTTTTGTATTAATAGGACATTTCAATGCTAATTTAGAGAATATCTCACCTGCTCCTGGAGAACGTTCAACATATTCATCAAATTTTTTAAGGCCAGTTGGTTTAAGAATTTGTTTCCAATCTACTGTTCTTAATGATTCTCTAAAATTAAGTACTTGTTCATCTATATCTTTTTTAGGAACACTAAATAATATATTTTTAATAACTTGTTCTCCAAAGTCTCTAAAGAATGGTGGAAAATTAGATTTCATAATATCTAAACCTTTCATATCTAATTCTTCAACATCAATACCTTCTTTATTTACAATGTAAATAGCATATCTTCGTTTTCCTGACCAATATGCTTTTTCAGCAATTACCTCTTGTTTTAATTCAAAATGGTGTCCTTCAGTAATATTAAATAAATCACTAGATATATTATTCAAATTATCATTAGCTACTTTTTGTATTTCATCTGTTAAAACTAATAATCTTTGAATTTTTTCTGTTCGATCATTATAATCTAAATCTGGATTTCTATGTTTTAATAAATCTGTTAAATGTAAGTATAATGAATCTGTGTCTGACGCGATAGTATATTCTTTATACTCAATATTTAATTGATCTGAGATATATTGGTTAGTAAAATTAATTGATTCTTTAGTTAACCTTTGACCACTATTAGTTGTAGAGGCAGAACATATCTTATACCCATCAGTAAATCTCCAAGAATTAATAGCATATGTACCATAAAGTGCATTCTGTAAGATTTTAAAGGCTAATTGATATAGGTCATATAATTTATATTTTTCCCAATCCTCAGCTTTACCTGCTTTCTTTTTTAGACCTTTATATTTATTTCTTTGATCAAACCAATCTTCTAATACTTCACATGATATACTTTTTTTATCAGTTCTATAGAATGCTCCAGCAGCCGATATAGTCCATTTATTATCTTCTATTAATTCTATTAATTGACCTAAGTTTACATGAGCATCCTGTAAGACATATGTTTTTCTATTTAATTTTTGAATATGTACTTTTTCTTCAGGATCACGTAATTTAAGTTGTTCTAATGAATTATATTGTTCATAATTATTTTTAGTAACAATTCTCCCCATCATTGTTTCTACACCTAAATTCAAAGATTTAATAATAGAAGGATACAATGAAGTAAAGTCAAGATCACTTACATCTGAATATAGTCCTGGGATTGGATCAAGTAAATATCCTCCAGCATATGAATCTTTTTTTCTTACAGTTTTAAGAGGACGTTGAATGTATTTATTAGATAATGTTTTAATAGTTACTAATTTATCTTCTATACTATATATAATTCCTTCAATTGTTGGAGTTCCTCGTTGATTAATAATATGATCACCTACTTCCAATTCTTTAATTGATGGATTAGTTGTTGTAGGTTTATTTGGTGCTATTATATTTTTACGTTTTAAATATGTTAAAATAGCACCTTCATTTAATGTAGTATTATAATATATAGATTCATATGGAACGTGACATAGATGAGATATTAGAACTGTTAATTCAATAAACTTTTGTTTTTCTTCTAATGCCTCTATAATTTCAACGTCCCTAATGTTGTACTCAATAAATTTATTTGGATCGTCTCTAAATAAAGTATCAAGATTTCCATTATATTCTATTTTACCTAAGTTAACATACTTTAATCCTATATCACCTAATTTATATGATGTTTCTTCTTTCATAACATACTTACGAAGTAACAACATATAATCTAAACTATTGACTAAACCTATTCTAATTGGTGATTTACCATTAGATATGTTTTCTTCAATCTTTCCTATAGGTGATAAACGATATACCTCATTTCCTAAACATCTTTTAATACGATAATATAAATATGGAATATCAAAGAAATCAGAGTTGTATCCAACAACAATAGTAGGATCAATTTGTTCCCATTTATCTAAAAATTTATTTATTAAAGTATTTTCATCTTTACATGAAATAATAATTTTACCATCTTTATTAAGGTCTTCAATTTTTTTATTTTTATCTAAAATAAAACATATTTTTTCCTTAGTTGAAACATCTATTAAAGCTATGGCAGTTATTTCAGCATTAGCTTCTCTAATAGTTTGAGATGTAAGTGCACCCAATATTTCAATCTCAATATCTAAATAAACAGTATTATGATAAGAAGGCATATCATCTGTTTTATAATATAGATCCCGTAATAATACTAATTCACGATCAATATCTTTTTCTAGAATAGTATGATCATTTCTATCATATTTTCCAGAAATTGGGGAACATCTATCTCCAAATAGAGTTTCATGTTCCCCATATTCATCTAATTTATATAATGTAGGCCAATATTGAAAACGTTGAATACCTTTTTTATCATCCCTAAGAAAGTAATGGTACTGATCATCTCCTGGTTGGCGAGAATAAAATATACTTTGATACAATTTAAAACCTTTATTTAGATATATTTTGGATTTCTTCTTGAGTAAAGAATTGGGTAAGGTTAGGACTAAAATAATTAATTGACTTCATAACCTTATTATCTCTTGTTCTCATAACAACATATTTGTCTCTTACAGGAACATAATGACATGGTTCACCTTGTTGTTCTGAACGTACTCTAACTGTTTCTTTTGCTTCTTCTAATGTGTTACAAATTTTAGACATATTAGAGGCTTGAACTTCAGCATATCCTGGTATAATTTTATCTTTTAAACCAAATACCATAGCTCCATTTCCAAGACCAACATAAGTAATATCTAATAAAGCATCAAATACTCCAACAATATCATTTTCAGCTACTGCTTCTTTTAATTCATCTAGTTCTTCCTGAATGAAATTAATTACAAAATCTGCATCTGATTTATTAATAGTAGGTTCAGTTCTGTTTTGCCAGCTTTTACCCATTGTCCTATTAAATTCTTCTACCTCTGAGATGAAAGGAATTTGTGTGTTTTTATTATTTTCCATAATTAAATTAACCCATTTTAATCATTTCTAAAACTTCTAGTTTAGCTGTTTTAGTATGATCTGCAAATACTCCACTTAACTCGCTAGTCATCATAGATGCACCTTGGTGTTTTACACCACGACATGATACACAAGAGTGAGATGCTTTAATCATAACCATTACCCCAACATTTTCTTCACATATTTTATTTACCGCTTGATGAATAGCTACAGTAAGTTGTTCTTGAATAGCTCCTCTACGTCCAAAATGCTCAACAATACGATTTAATTTACTTAATCCTATTACTCTACCTTCAGGACCAGGTATATAAGCAATATGCACTACTCCTGAGATTGTTTGGTGGTGATGTGAACATTGACTTACTAATGGTATATCCTTTTCTAATATAATCCCTTGATATCCATCTGAGGGGAATGAAGTTATTTCTGTAAATGGAGCATATCTACCTTTCCATAAATCATTTACATATGCCTTAGCTACACGGTGAGGTGTTTCCATTGAATTAGGATCGTTTCTCCAATCACATTTTAAAGCAGTAAGAAAATTACCAAAATGTTCTGCTGCTTCTTCAATCATTGATTCCTTTTCTTTATCAGTAAAAGGAAAACCTGCTGCTACTCCATTAGCAAAACCTACAGGAACACACTCAATATCATTGTATGTTTTTCGTCTTTTGTTTTCTATTTCTTCCATAAATTTATTTTACTATAATATAACAATTTTTATTTATAAAACCAAATTTTTTATTCAACCTCATAATATTTTCCTAAAACTAAAGGTACATTTCTCCATAATCCTTTATCCCCATCAAGCCCATAACCATAAATCCAGGTTTCATTTTCTAATTTAAACCCATAAATTAAATTTTCAGGAGCATTTTCTTTAGCAAATAAGGTAATTGGTGTAAGTGATTTAGGACCAAATGCTTTTAATCTATTGATAATAAAATTCATAGTATTTCCAGAGTCATATATATCATCTATAATATAAACATCTTTATCTGCTATTACTGTTTCTATATCTTTAGTTATAGTTAATTGGCCTTGTGTTATACCCGTGTAAGATTTAACTCGAATAAAATCGATTTCACACTCATACACTTTTTTAGCTAAGTCGGAAAAAAACATGAATGCTCCGTTTAATACACATATTAATACTGGTGGTGTACTATTAGTGTTTTTGTTAATGTAGTTTGCTATGTCTTCAAGTTTGTTTTGAATTTCAGCTTCTGTGAATAGTATTTGCATTATTTTAATTTTTTAGTTTGATAAAGGTGCTTTAATTGTTGGATGTGATTGATAATCTATTACCTTAAAAAAGTCAGGTCTAAATTCTTCAATTTTTTTACTGAAGGGTATATCTCCTACTAATTTTTTATCTGTTAAGTAATGATATTCATCTAAATAGGATAAAGTGGGTAGTGGATATGGTTCTCTTGTTCTTCTTGGAATATACCATTGATCAATTTCGGAATGAGATAATGTTGAGCTATCCCCTGCTGTATAAATTTGGCTAAACATTTCTGGGTTAACCAGATCTCTTCTTTCTTTCAGGGTTAATTCTCTACCAATCTGTTCTTTTGCTTGCTCAATGTGGTTAAGGTAAAGGTGGGTGTCACCCAAGTTACCAATCAATTCATCAGGTACCATATTAACTTCTTTGGCTATGATTTCAAGTAATAGTCCGTATGAAGCTATGTTGAATGGTAAACCTAAGAATGTATCTACTGAGCGTTGATTCCACATTAAAGAGATTGCTCTTGTTGGTATATTGTCACTTAATGTTTCTACCCACTTATGACTATACTCATCATTATTAACAAAACCGTTCACATCAATGTTTGGCAAATTCACCTTAACCCATTCTAATCTTTCTTGAGCACTCAACTCTCTTGTATAAACTTGAAACCCATAATGACAAGGTAAAAGAACCATTTGGTCTAATTCACCTACATTCCAAGCATTAACCATTAATCGTCTTGAATCTGGATTTGTTTTAAGGTCGTTGATTAGGTTTTGGATTTGGTCTATACCCTCAAGTTTCCATTTTAACATTGGTCTATCAGGATGAGATGGGTTTGATTTGTCCGTTGCTTCCCACTTCAAATTTAACCAATCACGCCATTGCTTACCATAAATTGGTCCTAAATTACCCAATTCTTTAGCAACCATCGGATTAATTTTTATTTCGTTAATTAATTCTTCTTTTGTAAATTTATTAACTGGTGGTGATAAAAACTTGCCTTCAGTTTCCCATCTTCTTTCATAATTCTTATAAACATCACCATCCCAAATATGACAATTGTTGTCAACCAAATACTTAATGTTTGTATCACCTCTTAAAAACCATAACAATTCTGTTACAATTGTTTTGAATGGCATTTTTTTAGTAGTAAGTAAAGGAAAACCATCACTCATTTTATGTCTGATTTGTCTACCGAATACTGAAATTGTTCCTCCATTTCTTGTTTCTTTTTTGGTACCATTATCAAGAATGTCTTGAAGTAGGTCTGTGTATTGTTTATCCAATATGTTCATAACTTTCTATTGTTTATCTATGGGGTTCATATTAATCAAAACTTATATTGTTTTCTACCATAAACTCATGGAGTTTATTTCTAGTTTTTTCATATACTTCATACTTGTCCTCACTGTATTCTGAATCAGGCATATATTTGTATTGTGTTCTTAGCCATTGATCCATTTCCCACAATACCGAATGCATTGATTCTCCTTGAGTCGCCATTTTGAACTCGTGTGAATCTTCGGGTAAGTTAAATTCTAATATTGCTTTCATGTTAAACATATCTATTTTTACCAAACATCATAATATGTAATCTTGGTGTAAATCTCCACCCTCTAATTAATGCTTGCTCTGCTGCCCACCCAGTTCTAGTATTTAATGTATTTACATCTACTCCTTCAGGCATTAAACATATATCAGATGGTTCCCATCCTTCTAATTGGTTTAAAATATCTTCAATTTCCTGAATGTCTTTGTCATTTGTAACTACAAATTTAAGTTGAAAATCATTATTATATTTATTTCTAACATTTATATACTCTTGGATAACAGGGATATTAATTCTATCTCGCTCATGACGTTCAGCCCATTTTTGGTTAAAATTAACTCCAGTATCTTTAAGATTAGATCCCCATGGTGTTGAAGATGATAATTTAGGGGACATTGAAATTAAATTTGTATATTTTCCTATGTTTTCACTATATATAGTAGCATTAGTTTCTATAGTTGTGTGATACCCTAATTCTCTTAATTTTAATAATAATTCTTCTAATGCTTCAGTTTGCATAGTAGGTTCACCGCCTGAAATTACTACATGTTTTATGTTTTGATCTTGAGTATTAACTATAACTGTATCAATAATTTCATCAATATCCATTTTATTTTTTTCAGGATTATGACTAGAATAAGGAGTGTCGCATAATGATCCTTTTCCATCTAATCCAATCCAAGCACATCTTAAATTACAAGCTGATGTGCGAATAAATAGACACGCTGTTCCTAGAAGTTTTCCTTCTCCTTGAAATGTCCCGGAAGTTTTAAATCCTGTGGAATCATTATCTAAATTATTTTTTATAGGAAATATTCCCCCTTTTACTAAATTTAATTGCATATATTATTTTTATTTTAAAATTAATTTTTATATTTCCAAATATAACCCCCAGCTTGTTTTGTAATACCTTTTATATTACTCCATATTGATGCAGATCTAATCCCTAATTGAATAAATACTTCTTTTTGATTAGGCCATTCTTTAATAAAAACTCCTTCTAAAGTATATTGCAATACAGGGGTAACTCCTTTTCCCATAAATCCTTCAGGTTTTAATCTTCCTTTATCAGCTTTAATATGGTTAGGATCCCAATTAGTTTTTTTACCTGTTCGTTCTAATATCCACTTTTGTCTTTGACTATCAGAATGCATCTTTTTTCCAGTCATAGCTATACTTCTTTTTAATAAAGTTTTAGGATTTTGTTTTATTCCTAATGCTCCTTTTTGCCCTCCAGAACTTTTATTAAGTAATATTCCATCAATATCAATATCTTTTCTTCCTAATTTAGATATCAATTCTCTTTCAATTTTATCAGCTTCTTCTAGAGTTAAATTAGAATATAATATACTAACTTGAGGTTTACCATTAATACTCACATATTCTAACCATTCCTTACTTCTACCAGTATTAAAATTATAAGCTCTATCTTTAGTACCTAAACCGATATAAAATATTTCTTCAGTTATTGGATTAGAATGTTGGTATATATAATGCACTGTTTTTTTCATGTTCACGAAATTCAATTTGAGTAATTTTAACTCTTCCATTTGAATCACTTTCTACCCATGGATTTAATTTATTATAAATATACTCAGCAAATTTTTCACATCCAACTGCTGGTATTATTCTTAGTTGTACTGCTCCAGTTGCTTCTAATGTTTTAAAAGTATTTAATAACGGATCATCCTCTGCCATAATAGTTGTATGATCAAACATATAATCCATCCATGCTTTAGGAGACATACCATCTATTAAATAGATAGAACGTTTAGCTTGACCAAAATCCCAAACCCAATTACGTTCATCTAATTCACCTTCAAACCATACTCTAAAACTTACTCCATACCCATGTAAGAATTTACAATGAGTACCTTCTGCTCTCCATTGACGAAATACACAACTGTATCCATCAAATACTTTTGTTGATTGATATTTTCCCATATTATTATTGATTATAAAAATCCATTACTTGTCTAAGTGAACGGGCACCTACAAATCGTCCCTTTTCTTTACCATTCTCTACCAATATTGTAACCGGAATGCTTCTAATACCATATCTTGTTGTAAGACTAGGTTCATGATCTACATTTACCTTAGTTACTTTTGCACCTTGTGATTGTGCTTGATTAATTACTGGTTCAAATGTTTGACAACTTGGACACCATTCAGCGCTAAAGTAGTATAATTGTTTCATATTTATTTATTTAAAATCTTTTTCATTTATAAATTCACATTTTGTTTCTCGTTGAATTGTTTTAGCTCCACCCATAGAAACTGGTTTAGCTTCAGACCAATCCATTGACCATTTAAAATATCCTCCATTAAACATCCCAGTGAATACTAAACCTGATGGGGTTATAACTATATATTTTTCTGGTTTTGGTTCTTTTTTTCTCATATTATTTATTATGGTTTTCTAAAACCTTAGTTACTTCTGTTACTACATGTTCCCATGTTACTGGACCTGTTTCATCTTCATAAGTTACAGGATCTTTTCTTCCTAATTTAATAAATGCCTCAACTCGTTCTACAGAAGAGGCTGATTTATAATCAGAATTACCTGATGGATAAGGTTTATAACTTGTATTTGTACGTTTGTACACTTCATCAAAATTTAATCCTAATTCATCACATAAAATTTCTCCATCTTGTAAAATAGTAAATTTATCACCATGTAAATATGGAGTAAAATATCCTACTCTTTCAGATTCCCAATTACCTACTCTAAAAGCATGATCATCTGCATCTCTAAATTCTTGTCTACAATCAGGATAAACTCCAAAATCACCAGCGTGAATCCCTAAAGCAATATCACAAGTTTCATTATTCTGAGTAGCAATAGATAGTGCAACAGCTTGAGTAATAGAAGCAAATATCTTATTGCGGTTTGGGACTACAGTTTGACGTTGATTTTCTTCAGCATAGTGTCCTTCAGGTACTTCAGAACCACCAGTAACAAGTGATGAATTAAGTAATTCAGATAAACCATCAAGTTTAATGATACGATAATTTACTTTACAACCTCTATAACAATTATTTTCTTCACAATTAGAATTTAAATATTCTACCAATGATTGAGCACGTTCAAGTTCAACTCGATGTTTTTGCCCATAATCAAATGAGATAGCAGTAACTGTTTGATATTCTTTTAAACAACGAAGTAATAAAGTACTCGAATCCATCCCACCACTAAGGGATAATACTACATTTTGTTTCATATTTTTAATTATTTAAAATTTTTTATTAGCGAATGTACGTAACAAATCTATATTACGAGAACTTAAATTAGCTCTATTTTCCCATAATTTATCTAAAACTTTTTTAATTTCTTCCTCCCATACTGGATTTAGGATAGGTTCAGTTGTTTTCTTCATTATTAAAGTATTTATATTTAATATAATGAAAAGCAGGGGCTAATCCAAACCCACTTAACAAAAAGGTAAAAACATTAGGATGCCAAGCATCACCACATATTCCTAAACTGTGTTTGATAAATTCAATCATATTTTATAGGTTATTTATTTTTCGAAACATATTTACATTATAATCAACTAAAACAACATTTATTTTATCTCTAGACATATCTTGAGCTTCGTTCATATTAATTTTTGGTTTATGGTATAAACCGTAAGCTTCATAATATGTATTTTCTAAAGCCGCCATTATAGGATTTGATGTATCAATTGATTCTATACATTCAATATCATGATAATATGTAAATTCTTGTGGAATTTGACATCCTAACAAATGGACGCGGTCTGTTGGTTCTAGCATTTTTTCATTATATAAACGTGATATAACACTAATTCTACCAAGCGCTTTACCGATGTTGACATTTGGATGAGGAATTATATCTTTATAATAACTAGCTCCATATGAATATGCTATTTTTTTATATCCTAAATCCTTGTACACTTGAGTACAAATAGTAGCCTCTAAATATGATGTGGCTTGAACAACTGCTACTGGGATAGTATTTTTAGGATATTCATATTTGATCCATTCTTTAGCATTTACTATAGATCTATTATAATCTTCCCAAACATCTGGAATAATAAATTCATCTGGTTCAAGTTCTTTAATCCAGTACCATAAACGATCTGAGGAGTATGCTTCACCAAGTTCATGAAGTGAATTATCCATTATAATATAACCACCATTCTGTTTATATCTTTTAAAGAAATCAGCATATTCTTCATTTTGATCTAATAGGTGAGGAAGAGCATATTGATAATCATTAAATCCAAGACTATCTTCTAATAAGCAAATAGGTACTTCATGTGAAACCTTAATTTTTTTATTTATCATAATTTAGGATTTTCTAATATTTCTTTTAATAAACTAATTTCATTTCCTGTAATCTCATTTTCCATTTTTAATCTAGATTTTTCAATATGTTTTTCTACTATTGATATCAATTCTTTTGATACATCATGAGATATTAATGTTTCAAAACTGTATTTATGATTAGACAACTTTACACATCCATTACTAATAATCATTGTGTAATTTTTATCCCAACTCTGAATATAATAAAATCCAGATGGTGTCATAAACCACTTTGTAGTAGGAGAAAATAAAAGTCTAATTAACACTGTTTTTGTTAAAACTTCAACTTCAGTAAGTTTGGGGTGGGGGTAAAATTTTCGTTTCCACCAAATTAATAATTTTTTATATTTCATTTTGAATAACATAACTAATTTTTTTAGGTCTTCCTCGCTTTTTTTCATTTTTTCTATTAGCTGAGGATGTTGTGTTGTATTTAAGGAGACAATAATTATAAAATCCAATTATATCACCTGGCCAATCCAATAATTCTTCTTGGAGATGTTCACGTGTTATTTGGAATGATGAAGTAAAAGCATCATACAATGAATTAAGTCGAGCAGGTTCTTCCTTTTCAAAATCATCCATTAATCTTCTATATCTAGCTAAGTCTAACTGGAGTTTTTCAACTTGATATTGAGTATCATCTTTACGTAAATCTAATTTTTCTTTAGCAGTATATAAAGATAATTGAGCTTGCCAATAATAAGTTGATGGATTAAAATCTCCATTCAATATTCTATCTTTTAGGGGAGCTCTTTTTCCTAAAGGTTCTATACCATCAGTATGAGTTTTCCACCATAAAAATCTATTATATTTAAGAGGTTTTAATTTGTTGATATAAGACATAACAACCTCCTTACTATGGTGAATACTATCTTCTTTAACAAATCTATAGTACCCCATTATCTAAATCAGATAGTGTAATTTGATTTTCAAGATTTTTAATTTTTTTCACTAACATACTATGATATTGAACCGGATCCACATAGTTAGGATTTTCAGGATGAAAAACCCATACTTGGGCGGCTTCATTAGTAAGATCAATAAGATTATTGACCATTTCTGTTTGTTGATTTTCAAATTGTTCTGACATAACTTAAATTTTAATATATTAATATAATAAGGGGAAAGCAGAAAACCAAATTATTGATTATCTGCTTTAAATTCTTTATAAACTTTTCTAATATCAACTCTTACATTTGTATTAGGAAATACATGAACTAAATATTTCACAAAATCTAAACGTTCTTGAGCTTGATCTTGAAGTTGTGGAATATTCATTTCAATCATTGCATCATTCAAATGACTTTTAATTGCTAAACTTACTCTTACATCATTCATAACCATTATTTTTAATTTCTTTATATGTGTAATATATGAAACTTATTTAGGAAAGCCAAATTTATTGTTTAAAATCCAATTTCTTTTTGTAAATCGTATCTCTCTTTTTCTACTTCAGAATACACATTAAGATTCAAATAAGTATTATTCCAAGAATTGTGGAACAAATTTTTAGCTTCTTCAGCATCCCATGCTTTACAAAACTCATACTCTTCTTGAGTAAGAATTTCTTTATTAAACATTAATTCTTGGTACTTATTGTACTCTAATTCAGCTTCGTAAATTTCTTGATTTGTCATAACCTTTATTTCTTTATATGTGTAATATATGAAACTTATTTAGGAAAGCCAAATTTATTTAAAAATATCTTATAGTATTTTCATCATCTTTATTAATATCTTTTAATAAAATATTCTTTAAATTATTAATTTCTTGTTGGGCTTTATCTTTTTTCCATTGAAAATCATAATTTGTATTTTTTGTAATATTTTCTAATTCTTGGAGGGCACTATTAATTTGGTTTAATTTTTGAGATTGTTGATAATCTATACCAGCTGTATTAGATTCATTTTCATCTATAATACCATCACCATCCAAATCTAATTTGTTAAAGCCTTCCTTAAACTCATTTTCATCTACAATACCATCACCATTTATATCTAAATTTAAGTTATTTTTTTGTTGGTATATTTTTGCAGCTTGTTTTAAATTTTCATTAGATTCTTCATATATTCCTTCATCAATTAAAGGAGTCTCTAACCATTCTTTATCTTCTTCAGTTAATTGGTAAGGTTTTTTTTTACTTACTTGGTTAAAAGCAAAATTAGCAGCTATAACTAATGAAATTGCAAGTGGGTCAAATACAAATATGATTATTAATAAAAACCAATTTATAATTTTATCCATAGGTTGTCCTGTTAAACCTGATAGATATTTAAGTGGGCCTAATTCACTTGAAGCCTCACTATTTACTTTAACTTCTAAAATTTGATTTTCTAAACTAAATATAGAATCATTAACTACATCTATTTTAGATGCTAGTTTTTCATTTTCTTTAGATGTAGATTCAATATTTTTTATAGCAGCATTATTATTCCTAATTACTAAATTACCATTTTTATCAGTATATTGAGTTATTGAGTTTTTAGATAGTGCACCTTTAAGTTCATTATTTGATTTTCTATCTGTTAAAAGATTATCTCTTGTTTCCTCATACAATACTTTTTTAGATTCTAAAGCAGCTATTTGTTTATCAACAATTTCTGATTGAGTAGCTACAGATTGATATGCTGATGAAAGAAAACCATATATTCCTGCTGATGTTATTAGTATTAATACAATAGTAGCAATAGTTAAATATGTCCTTAATATTTTATTTAATTTATCCCAATATTGATATAATAAAGATGCTATAACTAATTTAGAAATCTCTAAAGAACTTGCCATTACTAATACAGCAAAACTGGCTCCAGCAAATAACATGCTGAGGCCAGTAACTGAATAATATGCTGCTGTAGCACTTATAGAAAGTGCAGAGAAAGCTATTAGGAAGGGTAATAACCTATTTTTCATGGGTAATTTTTAATCTCTTGTACCTTTATGTTTATCTATTTTATCTAATATATCATTTAATAAACCTGCTTTAATATATCCTGCCATAGAGGCATTTTTTAAAGCACTTATTATTTGAAATACCATAAAAGGTACGATAATTACTTCACTAAGCCAAGCAGTTCCATCAAACCCTTTTTCAACCATTAATATAGTTGTTAATACTATTAACCAAGTAAAAGTATCCTTTAATATTTTTATAGCCCTAAAAGTTTTAAAACCTTCTTTTTTAGTCCCCGCTATAATTCCAAAAATACCATCAACAAACATTACTCCTACTACAGCCATATATTGATCTATATTATTTAAATATATTTCAAAAAAATATGAAAGTATAAAAGAACAAAAAGCAGATACTGATGTTATTGTTAACAATAAAGGATTGGTTAATGATGTATATTTCATTTTAATAAATTGAAATATTCTTTAAAGTGTTTAATACGATCAGGCAATCCTATTGTACCACCATTCACTCTTCTAGTAATTGCTGTAACATCAGCATCTGTGGCTCCTTTATCAGCTAATAAATTTAATTTATTTGTTGACCAAAACCAAGCAGCTGATAATAATGGATATTTAGTAGCAACTAAACCTGGTTGTTCAAGAAGATTTTCTTCAACTATTTTATCAAATGCTGTATAATTATTTTTACCAGTTAACTGGATATATCCTCTTCCTGAAAATCTAAATCCATCACCTGAGGTTTCATCTCCATTTCCCATTCTACTTCCATAAACTAAATTAGCAATTTTTTCAGGATTGCGTTCATATAATTTAGCTTTTTGTTCTGTTGGGAAATATTTTTTAAATGTAGTTAAAAGACCTTTAGATGAATAGTTAAGATTTTCTCTTACTAATTTAAATCCACCACTTTCATGACCACATTGAGCTAAAAAGTGGGCCATTCTTAATGGTGTATTGATTTGAAATTTTTCTATTACCTCAGGCATCTGAGATATAACTGCATCTGGAATGTGGGATTTTAGTTTATCTAAGTTCATATGTTTTATTTTTTATACATATTATTAGATTACAAAATAATATGAACTAATTGTAATATCCTGTACGAATTAAATAAAGTTGGTTAGTTCCTTTATTTGGTAAATTATTTATTGTTAAATTTTGACTACCATTATATAAACTTTTAGGATTAGTATTCAAAGTATTAATCACATTCCATTCAGATAATGTAAAAATTCTATATAAAGTAATATTCCAATTACGATTTGATATTCTTGTATAAATTAGATAAATATCTGATATAGATAAATTATTATCACCATTTATATCTAATCTATAGTAGTCTTTTGATACAAAAGATTGAGTTAAAATTTTATTATTAAATAATATTGCATCATTTATTGTTGGTGATTGTATTATTAAATTTTCTAATCGTAATTGAAAATCATATGTATTAGCATCTCTTGAAGATGTAAGATTAAATTCCCCGTTTAAATTAGTTGTATGAGTACTTAAAAATGTATAGGTATTATCTGTTTTTAATTTGCTAAACAATTGTAAAGGTATGTTTGATAAACCAATTCCTTCAGAACCATATATAGCTCCTGTATAACTAAATGGATCTTGAGCTCCTGTTATATTAGTTACAAAATCAAAAGTATTACCATATGAATATGTTCCACATATAACAGGATTCCCTGAAAATTGCATAATAAAACGCATATAAACTTGACCATTAAATACAGTTGTAGGAACTGTAAATGTAGCATTAATAGTTCTAGTACCAACCCAAGATACATTTGTACTATGAACTAATTCACCTGGGTCAGTTAATACACCATTTCCATTAAAATCAATCCATAGTTTAAAATATTCCATGTAATTACCATTAGTAACAGCAGTATATGAAATTGATATTTGCTGACCAGCATTAATAGTTGGAACTAAATTTGATTGTTGAGTATAATCATAATAACCAGCTGGATTACCACCTGATGAAGCTGAGAATCCTGTACTACCTTGAAAAGTTTTTCCGTTTATTGTTATGCTTGAAACATACTCACAACAAAAAGAGGTTGGTCTACTTGCACATAAAGGTGATTGAGAATATGATTTAATACTCAATAAAAAAAAGAATATTAAAATTATATTTTTCATCAGATTTTTTCAATTGCGTTAATTAATGATTTTTTTATTGATGATGAAAATGAAGATTGTTCAAAAGGTAAGTTTTCATCTCTTAATTCAATAAATGTTGCTTTAACAGAAATTTTTCCTTCACCTGTTCCCTGATAAATTTTATCACCAATTATTATGGATGTATTAACTATTGTTGTTTTTCTTTTTATCATAAAAGGACCAATTGAAATACCAACACTTGGTGCTTCTATTGAGTTAATAACAATATTAATTGGTATTCCATCAACACAAATATTTAATTTATCACTAATAAGTTCTTCACCCATTTGTTTAATACCGAATATATATTTATTTGATGATAATTCAATGTTTTCTGTTAAATTTTTTACATTTTTTACTGTGTAACAATCTTGGGCTTGTAGTGTCATCCCAAATAATAAAAGACTGATTGATAAGATTATTTTTTTCATAATAAGATTTTACCTCCTGTAAGTATTTGATAGTTTAAAAAGTTTTGATTTATTTCATAAGTACCTGAAAAACTAATATTGAATTTAAAAGTTTTAGTTAATGCATAATCCCAAGAACTAAAAGGTACTATTAATGTGGATGATTTCCACCATTGTCCTTCATAAAAAACGGTATATGGTGAATACACGGCTAAAAGTAATGTGGTAACTTGTATTTTTTTATTTAAATTAAACAAATAAAACCCACCACCCATTGCTGATAGATTTTGGAAACTAGATTTACCAATACCTCCTAGAGTGTAATTAATTCCACCCATTAAAGATAATCGTTTTATTTTATATGATTCTAATACTGTTGTAGTGTTAAATATATTTCGTTGAAAATCCATCATAGATGAATTTGCTATTATTAGAGTATTCTTTTTTTTTGAATATGCTGTGTAAAATGTGATATTTGAATTGTTAATAGATGTTGTAAAATTAGCTAAAAGACCCTTAGCTCTTGTATTATTTGTGTTAGTTTTAGTTAAAGACATAGTACCTCTAAATTGGTCCCTACTGTCGTCTGTGTTTCTAACTACAACAATATCACCTGTACCTATTAAAGAACCTACACGAGGTTTTGAATTTTTATCTTCTTTTGATTCTGAAGTACTTTCAGATGCATTAGAAACGGAATTTGCTGTTCCACCACCACCTCCACCACCTTCTTCATTACCTTCAGTATTTGATGAATTATCTGAATTAGATGAATTTGAACTATTTGATGAACTACCTGAACCTGAATTATTTGAAGAAGGACCTAAATTACTAAAATTACCCATATTCAAACTTTGAGTTGCAGTTGCAGAGGTAATACTTGTTAAAGTGGATACTATGTTTTGAGTTATGATTTGATTTGTACTTGTTTGAACCGCGGATGTTATTTGGTCACAAGGGGAAGAAGAATTTAATTGACTAATTTGATTTATCCATGATTCAAAATTACCATTAGAAAAATCGGTTTGATTAAAATTATTTGTATAACCATAATAATTAACAGTTATACCTTGTTGATTACGAGGCATAACAATTGTTTTATATGTACGAGTACAAGGATCTAGATAAGTATAACTAAATCCTTGCCCCATTATATTTGTAAATGAGAATATTAGTAATAATATAGTGAAAAAAAATTTCACAATTACTCTTTAAAAATATTTTTTTTAATTAATTTACTAATAATTCTTGATGATGCAGTTTCTAGTGCCTTTTTAGTTGAAATACCTATTGTTGATTGATTAAATTTAATTTCATCAATGTCACCTAATAATGATGATGTTTTAATTGTACTAGCCTCACCTAATCCGCTACCTGTATAAACTAAACCTGTTTCTGCATCTACAAATCTTACCTGTAGGCCTAATCTTGTTGTTTGGGTAATTTTAGTACCATCATTTAATTTCAAAACTTCATCTTCAGATACTGAAAAATCATATACTTCTATATAAACAAAGAATTTGGCTAACATTACATTACCTTTAACTTCAATTTTGTTACTTGAAATTCCTTTATCAGATGCTTTATCCTGTGCTATCATTTTGTTTTTAATTTCAGCTTTATCTTCTGTAAAAACAAATCTGTCTGTAGATTCTAAAAATTCTAACACAATATTTGCTACACCCAAACCAACTCGTTTATCTTTTAATTCAGGATACATTTCGTAGAGTTCTTCATTAATACCTATTTTTAAAACTTGTATAGGTATTACAATATCACCATTATAATCACTTACCAAATCAATAGATTGTTCTTGCTCAAATTTAGCTTTATATGATTCAGTTTTAATACTACCAACTTGAGAAAAAGATGGTAATGACATTAAAGTCATTACCATCCCCATAATAAATGATTTAGTCATATGTTTCTTCTTCTTTCTTTTCACCACCATGTTTTGCAGTGATAAATTTATCAACAGAAGCAATACCAAATGAACCTAATGTAATGACCATAAATCCGTCAAAAATAAATTCATTAATTGGCATTTGTTGTCCATGAAATCCTGTCCAAATGTCTACACCTAAGCAGATTACCATCATAATAAATGCACCAAAACCAACAACTGATTTCTCATTAATGTCATTATCATCCATAAACATTCGTCTAATGAATGATGTTTCGTTCTTTTTTTTCATTTTTTTATTTATTTAATTGTTTATTTTTTTGTAAAATTACCAAGGGTCCTCTTCTTCTTTTTTTGGTTTCGAAGGGGATGTTTGAGATGCAGGTTTTTCTACTTCTCTAATAATGGTATGAGTATTTCCACCATTTGATGAATTGTTCTGTGAGGAGTTATCAACATTTAAGTTAATTACAGGTGCAGGGGCAGGAGCAATTTGTTCTGTTTTTACACTTTCATCTTCATCTTTACCACTAAATAAATTTGAGGTAAAATATGCTGCACCTGCTGTAACAGCTGTTGTAATTAAACCTATTATAGTTTTTTTAAGACCACTCCAAGTTCCATTGTTTTCGTTTTCTTCTGACATTTTAATTTTAATTTAGTTTAACTTATTTTATTTTTTGAATTTTTATTGTTTTATTATCTGTGACATTATTAAGAATTGCTAGATAAGTACCTGATGGTAAATTTCCTAAATTTATTTCATAATTATATTGACCAACAGGATATACTCCATTAATAACTTCCATACATTTTTTTCCATTTATGTCATATATACCTAATGTAGTTTTACCTTCATTTAATAATACAAATTCTATTTGTATAAAATTTTCTGTTGGATTAGGATAAACAACAATATCCCTACCACCTAAAACATTGCCTGAGACTCTTAATATTCTCACTATACCTTCTGTTGGGGTAATATTTAAATCTGTTGAAGCATTATTACCTGCGAATTTTCTTGTTACATATAAAGGACTAACACCCCATTGTTCTTGTGGTTTTTTACTTACAAATTGTAAAGTAAAAAATAACTCATTGTTGTTAGTTAAGAATCTATTATTGGTTGGGTCAAAACCACCCCATTCAATTATATTGTCTTTTGTGTTTAAATATGACATCCAAACTGAAGAATTTTTTTCTGTTTGTATTGATTTAAACTCTAATAAATCTATGTTATAGTCTAATGCAAATTGCAATGAACCTAATCTAATATTATTTGTTTTTAAGATTAAAGGTACATTAATAAGATTACCTTCACTTACAGTTACTTTTGGAAGATTTATTTCAATGGTTTCTTTAAAATCATCATAAATAGTTGTTGCATCTATTATATTATTAGGTGCATTATTAGGGTTTATAATTTCAATTGGGATTAAACGAGCCATGTTAAATCCAGTAGAATTAGCATCACCTGGTACTGCTACATAGAATGTAATTGAATCAGGTTGTCCAGCTACAATATTAAATGTAAAATTTGTGACACCAGGTATTGTACTTGTATAGTTAGTAGTTGAATTATTAATTGTGTTATATTCACTTTCAGTGAAGAATAATATATCTTGAACTGAGTTAGGCCAAGATGTAAATCTTCCACCAACTCTTGAATAAACACCATATACATCTGATATAGTTACTCGGTTGTCTCCGTTTACATCAGAAGTGTAAAAATCAAATCCTGATGGTATTGAGGTTCCTAATATAAATTGATTTATTTTTTGTGCATCTGAGATAGATACTATTGATCCGACACCCATAGTATCACCCTTAATATTTAAACGAACATCCCATGCTGTTGTATCAATATTTACATCAGTAAAAAAGAATCTACCTAAGTTATCAGTTAATTCAGATGTAACTGATGTCCAAGAAGAAGTTGTTTTTAATTTTTTTTCAAGACTAACTGTCAGATTTTTTGCTCTTGAACCTGTTACGTTAACAAATTTACCACGAAATGACATTTTAGGTGTAATAAATTGACCACCAAAGTTTGTTAAATTTAAAGTATAATCACTACCATTTTGCAAAGTTGCGGTTTCAGGAAATGAATTAGTTCCTACAAAACTCATATTACTAACATTAAAATAAGTAGTAGATAATGCTTGAGTGTGATTAAATGTTATTTCAAATTGAGAACCATTTGGAATATTAAATTGAGGGTCAACTCCTGTATATGTAAATGTTATAGTTACATAACCACCAGCAGGATTATCTAAATATTGTAAATACTGTGAAAATGAAGTATTAGTTGAAATAATAGTATCAATACCATTAAAGGCATTATTATCATAAAAAACACGAAATTGGGATGCTGTTATTTTATCTGTTGTATTGTTATAATAACATAACCCAACAGATGTTTTTCCTACATTAAATGCACCTAATAAATATGCAGAGTCCAATGTAATATGAACACCATTAGTTGGTGGTGTAGGACATACTTGAGCATTTGTTAATGTAAAGAATAAAATGCTAAAAATGGTTAATAATATTTTTTTCATAATTTTATTTCAAATATTTATACACAAATACATATGAAAATATTTTTTATTTTATCATTTTTTTTATTAATTTATACAAATTTGTTTTCACAAATTGTAATTGATGATGCTGGGGATAATTGGAAACCTAAAATAGAAACTGCGATTCAACTTATTAAAACATACGATCATGATAAATATCTAAAATTAACTCAAGTATGTAATAGAATTTCTTATTGGAATGGTAGATATTCAACGACTGAAGGAATCGGTACTATTATAATTTCAAGTATTGAGATAAGAGACACATCAATTCAAAATATTGCAGCAGTAATTATACATGAATCTTACCATTTAATGAAAATAAATGACAAAGATAAGAATGAGTATTTAGAAGAATATGATGCATATATTTATGAATTAGATTTTCTAAGTCGTTTACCAAATCCAAATAAAAATTTATTAGAACATTGTATAAAAATAGCATTATATTATTTAGAATTATATACAAAACAATAAAAAAAGGTGCTCTCGCACCTTTCTTATTAAAAAATATTAAAATTGTTTATCCTTCACAACTCACACAAGAGGCTAATCTTTGCAAATTATCTCCTCTTAGTACAGACTCAGTTCTAGTATAATACAAAGTTTTAATACCTAGTTTCCATGCTTCTTTATGAACTTGAGATACCCATTTTGGTGAATCATTCGGATCAAAATTTAAATTCAATGAAACAGCTTGGTCTATCCATTTATATACTGCTGCTGTTTGTTGAACAATACCTAGTTGATTAATTTCTTTAAATGTTAAGAATACTTCTTTTTCTTCATCATTTAAAATATAATCAGGTAATCCTAAAATTGAACCTTTATCTTTCAAAATTTGATCCCAAATAAATGGAGTATTATATCCTTTTTTCTCTAAAATCTCTTCAAGTTGTTTATTCTTTTTAATGAAGGTACCTTTAGCTGTTTTTAAGTTATAAACATTCGCTGGAATAGGTTCTACTGAAGGTGATACTCCTCCTGAAATATGAGCGTTTGATACTGTAGGAGCAATCGCAATATGGTGAGTATGTCTTAAACCTGTTCCTCTACACCATTCTGGTTCACCATATTCTATGGCTTGATTTTTTGATGCTTTAATAGTCTCATCATATATAAATTTGGAGATTTGTTTTCTTAAAGCAGTTGATGCTATACTATTAAATGGTAATTCTTTTTGTTGTAATAAAGTATGCCACCCTAATGCTCCAATACCAATTGCTCTACCTTTAATAGCAGATCTAACAGTATTATCCATGAATTTCATATTTTTAGCTCTATCAATAAATTCTTGTATAACACCTTCTAAGAACCAACATGTTAATTCAGGTAATGTCATTCCATTTTCAAATTTATAGTCTTTCCATTCATCCCATCTTGCATAATTTAATGATGATAAACAACATACAAATGAATGGAGTGGATCAGTATAAAGAGTAATTTCTGAGCAAATATTAGATGATGATACCTCTAGACCTAATTTTTTATATCCTTCAGGATTAGCTTTATTTACATTATCTTTAAACATAATATAAGGTTCACCTGTTTCTAGTCTAGTTTTTAAGATTTCACCCCATATTTTAAGTGATTTAGGATCTTTATTTTCAACAGCTTCCATAAACTTATCTGTTATAACAACAGCATGATGAGAATTTAAACACTGTCTATTTACATCACCATTAGGCCTTCTAATTTGAAGAAATTCTTCAATATCTTTATGGTCTACATCTAAATAAAATGCTGTGGCTCCTCTTCTTACTGAACCTTGATTTGTAGCTAATGTAGTAGAGTCATAAATTTTTAACCAAGGTACAACACCTTCAGATACACCATTATCTTTAATTGGTTCACCTCTACCTCTAATTTCACCTACATACATTCCAACTCCACCACCTTGAGAAGATAATCTCATTAACTCAGAATTAGAATCAGCAATACCTTCAATAGAATCACCTACGTGTATTGTAAAACATGAAATTGGTAAACCTCTTTCTGTTCCTAGGTTTGATAGAACTGGTGATGCTAAGCATAACCAATTTTTTTCCATAGCCTCTAAGAAATATGGTTGTAGCTCTCTTTTTCTTAAACGACGAGCTGAAGCTTTTGAAACTCGTTTAAATGCTGATTTTACGTTTTCATGGGGTAAAAGATAACCATTAGATAGGATTGATAAAGAAATTTCATCATTCCACTCATAGTAATCACGATTTTTGACCCAATTTGTTGTGTCTATTTTCATAAATATAAATTGTTAATTATTTTGTTTATTACAGATCTGACCAATCTGCTGTTGATTTTGAATAACTACTTGGTCTAAAGCTAAAGAAATCTTGATGTTCTACACCACTTGTTAAATGACCAAACCATTCCATCTGTTGAATTAAATTAGGATCAACATCATTGTATATTCCATTATATCCTAATTCAACCATTTTATCATTTGCTCTAGCTTTAATAAAGTTTTTTAATTGATCTTTAGTTAAACCCTCAATGTTTCCCATTTCAAAAGCCTTGTCAATAAAATCAAATTCTAATTTTACAGATAAATCGCATGCTTTTTGGAGATTATTTAACATTGTATCATTTTTTAATTCTGGATTTTCCTCAATTAATGTTCTGTATAACCAACATCCTGCTTGAGAGTGTAAAGATTCATCTCGTACACTCCATGCTACAATTTGTCCAGTACCTTTCATTAAGTTTCTTAATTGAAAAGACATTAATACTGCAAATGAACTAAATAAATTTACTCCTTCTGTGAACGCTGAAAATATAGCTAATGACAGTGCTTTTTCTTCTAATGTATCACCTGGTAGTTCTACTAATCTATCAATTTTAGCTTTTGCTTCTTCATCTTCAAGAAATGCTTTAAAATCATCTAAACCTAGTTCTTCATTTAGTCTTGCATATGCTTCAGCATGAATACTTTCAAAATCAGCAAATACACGAGCCATAGCTTGTACTTCAGGTTTTGGAAACCAAGCTGATACTTTAGTGGACCAGTAATCATTAACATGAACTTCTGTTTGAGTAAAGCTTTTTAAGATATTTCCTAATAAACTTTTTTCAGTTTCTGTTAATTTAAGTTTCCAATCATTAACATCTGAGGATAGAGGCACTTCATCTGCTAGCCAGTGACTGCGATGTTGGTCTTTAAAGAATTTAAAAGCCTGTTCATATTCAAACGGCTTATAATAATTTCGAGGTGATAATATGTTTTTAGTTTCCATTTAATTCAAAAAATTTATTTTTTAGTTCTTTTTTATCCATATAATCCACAGTATCAAATTTTTGTGGTTTTGATGGTTTTGGTGTTTCATCCTCATCATTCTCATCAAATTCACCTAAAATCTCAAAATGTCCAGTTGATGTGTTAACATTTGCATTATACGTCATTCCATCCATACCATACCTGTTTTTCATAATATGAAATCTTCCAGTATTATTTACTTTGTCTTGTCTTTTACGTGAAAGAGACATAGCTACATCTGTAATCATCATTTTATCATATGATCCAGCTGCAGATGTACCTTCAATAATATTGTCTTTTGCACCTGTTCTATTTACTTGTGATACAGACCATATCGGAATATTTAATTCACGAGCAAGTGCTTTAGTGCTTATATAAATATCATCAATTTCATCTTTTCGTTCTCTGTTTGTTTTTTTAGAACGAAGAAGATCAACGTAATCTATAAGTACTAAGTCAGGTTGAAAATCTTGTTGGTCTATACATTTTTTAATGTGGGCTTCAATTGTTGATATAGATGCTCTTCCTGGTGAATATTCTTTAATAATTAATTGTCCTGAAAGATTTGTAACGGTATCTTCTACAGATGCCCTATTATTTTTGTCTGTTATTTTATCAACAGGTATATTAGTAAAAAAGGCATCATATCGTCTTCCTACATAATCCTCACCTAACTCTAATGTGTAATGAACAACATTGTACCCCATTTTAACAGCATAACCACCTAATGCTATTAAAGCCCATGATTTGCCACCTCCAGGATTACCAAATATTAAACCAAAGTCTCCATTACCTAATCCACCTTGAAGGAATTCATTAAATAAATCCCAAGGTGTAGGTACTACTACTCTATGGTCTTCACGATATCTTGATTCAACATCTTTATTATACTCGTGGCCAATATTTTTGTCTTGTCCTGCCTTTAACGCGTTATTAATCAATGACCTTATAGAGTCATAATCTCCGGCGTTTAAGAATTGGACGCTGTTTAAAAGCGCTGCTTTCAACTGTTGGTTCTTACAAAAATTAGCAAATTCTTCTTCAACATACTTTAAATCTTCATCTGATGATTTATAAGCTTCCCGAAGTTGTTCTTTAACTGAAATTTGTAGTACTTCATTATCAATTTTCTTTAATTCAATTTTTAATGTTTCTAATGAAGGTGTAGTATGATATTTTTGATAATATTTCAATATTTCTTTAATTATCCAACGATGAGCTGAATTTTCAAAATATTCTTCATTTAAGACATCATGTATGTTTAAAAGGAATTCTTTACGGGTTAATAAAGCAGATAATACTTTGACCTGAAAAGATGAGCCATATGAATTTAGTGAACTTAATGTCATTTATTTATAACTTTTTATTTAAAACTATTTAATACTTTAAAAGTGTCGCTGATCCAAAAATCAACATTTTTAATTAGATGACCTAAACCATCATCATTGTAAAATCGTAAAAAATCTTCACGATTCAAAATTGGGTTTTTACCTTCTGCAAATTCTTCTAAAAGTAATTTATCTTCATCATCTAATAACGGATTACTTAGATTCATTATTTTAAAATTTTGTTCTAATCGGGTTTGTTCAAATGCTATTCGAGAGTAGATAACATGTTCTTTATATTTTTCTTTTGCTATATCAAATATATCATCTTTAGTTAATATTTCTTCAGTCAATTCAGGAAATCTTTTAAGTAATCCTTTATCTCCTAATCCTTTAACACCCGGAACTTTATCTGAATTATCACCTAATAACATTTTATATAAGATAAAATTCTCAGGTGGAACTCCAAACTTTTGTTTAACTATTTCTGGAGTATAATATTCTCTTTCAGTTGGTCGATAAACAGTAACATCTTTATTTACCAATTGAATAAAATCTTTATCACTAGATACTATAAATACTTTAGAATTATATTTTTCAGGTAATAATTGACTATAATATGCTATAATATCATCTGCTTCAGATTTGTCTATTGCTATTGTTTTAACAGGAAGACATTTTAGATAATGAGCTAACCTTACTATTTGAGATATTTTAGCATCATCTTCTTCTTCTAAATTTTCAAATACATCCCAATTAGTAATTCTATTAACATTACGACCTGATTTATATTCTGGGAGTAGGTTCTTCCTGTTGGTGGAAGAACCCATCCCATCAAATATAACAAACATAGATGTAGGTTGGATTTGATTTATTAAAGTTCCTAATGACCTAATAAAACCACCTAAACCCCCAACATGCGCCCCTTGAGAATTAACAATATTCATCATTGCAAAATTCCTAAAGAATAAATTTAATCCATCTATTAAAAGCACTCTGTCATAACGATTTACAGATACTGGCTCCTCATTCTCAACAACATTGTTGAGAAGTTTAAGTAGGTCTTTTTTGTTCATAATTTAATTAATTTGTTTCATCCTCATCTACAGACATTGTAGGAGATATTCTACTACTTTCTTCCCATTCTGAGTTGTCTTCAATAAGTGCTAATTCAGTAACATTCACTTGATCATTAAACCATTCATGAGCATGTTTAGCTTTATATTCTTTTATAGCTTCTTTTGTGTCATCAATGAATCCATGTGGTGTTACAATAACTGTTGATGTAGTAGCAATTCCATAATCAGCATGAATTTTATCAATTGCAATCTTAGTACGTTTTGCAAATTCAACTTTTTTACCAGTATGTTGAACACTAATTTTTGAGGTACCACTATTAGTAATATTACCAAATGTGATAACAATTGTAGCATCCCAATACATTGCATTACCTCCTTTATTAGTCATTCTGGGTTGTGCCATTGGAACTAATGCTGGTTGAACACCTGTTTTATTAATAACAAAAAATGTATTTGTATATGGTGAACTTTCTTTACGAGATAATGGGAATTTTTGGTTGATAAAATTACCAAATTGAGCAGCCATTGCTCCTGCATTCCACATTGGATTGTTATTGTTTTGTTCAATACTCATTCTACATGGAATTGAACCTGATGAATCCCATAAAAATAATAAATCATATGGTAAATTACCTTTTTTCTGTTCATCCAATATATCAGCAATAAAACCAGAAACGTCTTCAATAGAATTTAAAGATGATCTATCTACATATAGAAAGAAACCTTTATAATCCATAATTTCTCCAGTCTCTTCATCTGGGATTTCTTGTAATTCTAAACCCATTTTTTGAGCATGAGAGAAATCCCATTTCTGTTCAGTAATAATAAAAACTGGTAAAATGTTCATTTTTTGAGCTGCTACAGCAGTTTCAATTAATAATGTGGTTTTACCTGTATCAGATCCACCCCTTGATATTGTGATATGACCCATTGGCACTCCCGGAATCGAGAGTGCCTCTTGGATAGCAGGTGAAAATGGGATCCATTTCTGTGATTTGAATTTAGAATTAGCACTTAATAACTTTTTCTCTTTAAACTTTTCTAAATCAAATTTAGATTTAAGCTCTGAGGAGAAGGCAGCCATAAGTGTTTCACTTTTTTTAGATCTTGCCATAAATTAAATTAATTTTATTTTTCCCAAGGAAGGTCCCCAGCCTCTTCATCATCAAACAAAGCATCAAATTTTTCTGCTTTGCTTACTTTTGCTGCAGGTGTTTTTAGAGCATACTCAGTACCTGTAGATTGTTTGGTAACTGGGGTTTCATCTTCTTCAACTGGAGTATCACTTTCATCTTCTTCAGGAGCTAACCATTCTTGTAAAGATTGCTTCATTTCCTCATATGAGTATTTCTTAAATACTTCTTTAGGATTTGGTTGATTTTCAAGCAATGCTTCAATAGTTTTCTTATCATCTGCTAAAGCTGTAATTTTAACTTTAGGCATGATTGTTGTTTTGTTGTAACTTGTTCCTGTTACTTCTGGTCCTACAGTAGTTAATGTAATATCTCTACCTTCATGAACATCTGTAAAGTCACCTACATCTTCATTATCAGCTAGATTAAGAAAATCCATATAAAGTTCTTTACCAAACTGCCACAAACGTACTCCTTCACTTTCTTCACCTCGTACAATAATAGGTACAAAAACCCTCATTTTAGGATCAAGCTTCTTAGCTAATCTCCAATTTTCTTTGTCACTAGTACCCCGTAGTTGTTTTGCAAACTCGATGATCGGGTCTTTTTCTCCCCAATTTGATGGAGACACCATAGTGTTTTTTCCAATACCATAGTGAAAATACAATTCTGTAAATGGGTTTTTCTTATTGTACTTATTAGGTACAACTCGGATAACTTGTTTACCTACAGATGGTTTCCAAAAAACTGATTTTTGGTTGTTACCACCTTTCCCTGTTGATTTTGACTGGATAGATGCCAGTCGGTTTTTCATTTCGTTTAAATCCATAACTGTGTTTTAATTTTTAGTTTAACTATAATATAATAACTTATTTTGGCTTAGCCAAATTATAATTCAACAATCTTGTGAATTTTTGTATTTAGCTGTTTTAATTGACCTTCTTGAGTTAATAGAATACTATTTTGATAATGTTGCCAATTTATTTTAAATGACGGATCTACTACACCTCCATTTAACGTCTTAATTATTTCGTTTAAACCATTTAAACTATATAAAACATTAAACTCTTTTTTACGGTGAACTAATATAGTATTTTTAGGAATGTTACTAACATTACCTTGGTCTACATTATAGGTAATAGCATATTCACCTGTGCTTTTAATAAAAAGTACAAACATTTTATTGTACATGATAGAGTAAGCATTCTCTATACTATATATCATATCATCTAATGTATCCTCAGATACAAACGTGCATAACAGTCGGTTATTCAAATCTTTAGTATTTAATTGGGTGTTCTCCCAATAAATATTATAGTAATTATCAAAAGTCGTAGTTGGTTCCATTTTTAACCTTTATTTTTAAATTGTGTTTTTTAAATATGTTTTTTATACTATTAAATAATTTTTCTTCATCGTCATAATCTATTAATACTGAATCATATGTGTATAAAATTAACTTAGTATTTTTTCCTTTTAATAATTTATGAATGTCCATCAATATATGAACATTATTTGAACTCTCATAGTTTTGTAATATGTAATTAAATAATTTTTGAGGGTTCATATTATCTAATTTACTTTTTTCAAAGCAATAACCTGAAATTGGTGTAATAACTTTACCTGAGTTATTGAACTCCTCCCAGATATTATTAATGTATTGTTTTATGAGTTGGAAATATTCTAGGTTTTCATATTCTCTGAATACTCCACCATATAACTGTTTAAATGTAAGATTTTTAGATTCATCATATGAGACACCATACATATCTGCAAATACTTGGTGTACATCTTGATCTCCAAAATCATAACCAACTAAATTGGCTGTTAGGTGAGGGTGATAAGCACTTATATCAATTTCAACAAATCTGTGGTTTTGTGGGATAAAACTTTTTCTAGAACCATTTTCTTTATTTAATGCGGCAAAGTTAACCCCATTAAAAGCGTTGCTGGGTCTGCGTGTAGTTGTATATAAGTTGTAATTGGTATAAATCTTTGAATCTTGGATAGAATAAAAAGATTGATTTGGTTTAAAATGTTCATAAAATATATTTTCGTTTATTGTTATTCCATTTTTTTCTATTCCAAAAAAAGCAAGTGTTGCTTTATTGTTATAAAACTCAAAATAAGATGGTAATTCTTTATCAAAATTATGTTTTACATTATTATATATACCCTCACATAATTCATAATGTTTTGATATAGGAATTAATTTATTTATTTTCTTATACTCAGGATATTTGTTTTGAAAATAAATATGAGTGGGTGTTAAAGCTGGTTCATATGGTGTATCAATTAAATTTACATCATATAAATTTTTAATAGGTAAATAATATAATGTTTTTTTCTTATCTCGTACCCATATACGAGATGTTTGTGTTAATAACGTGTCTATTAGTGTTTTATCTGCATTTAATGATTCACTATGGTCAATACATAACATAAACCCTTTATTGGATTTTAACGGTTTATAATATATTAAAGACACATCGTTGAGGATTGGATGTAAATTATCATTATAAGAGATTACCTCAACAAATACTTCTTCATATTTTTTATTTATTAAATATTCAATTTGTGAGTCTTTTTCTATTAGCCAAAACATTTATCTATAACCTTTTATTGACATATAATATAATAAAGAAAGCCTGGTTTCCCAAGCTTTACTTTTAATGGTTTTTATTTATTAATCTTCATCAAACTCATCATCTTCATCTTCTCCCATTTCATCTCTAAAGGAATCATATATATCAGCTTCTGTAGATTCTAAAAAGTCACGATAAGATAGTTTACCATTAGTTAAATCAACTAAAATCTTAATTACATCTTCGGGTTGATTTTCAACCATTATACTCCAATATTCTGAGGTCATATTTTCATTTATGGATGTTTTCTTTACAGATTGAATTTCTTCTCTGATTAATTGACGTAGTTGTGTTACTTTCATGTTTATGTTTTTTAATTATTTATGATAAATATATGAAAGAAAAGTAAGATTACCAAATTATTTTAAATATTTTCTATAATCTCTAATCTTAGCTGCATTTTCATAATCTTCTACATCAGTAAGTATAGCATATTTTTCCATATCTTCTAGAAGTTTATCAAAATCTCCTCCAAACTTCTCCAATTGATTTTGAAGAAATAATTTTTGGTCTATAGGAATATTTGAATTATAAATTTCAGGATGCATTTTATCTTTATATAAAAGTCTTGTATAATAATTCATAAATTATTTATTATTTAATATGATATAACAAAAAAGCTTAAATAATTAAGCTTTAATTAAAAAATTTAAAATTATTAAATTAATGGTAAAATTGCTTCATGTTCTTCAATTCCATATTTTCTATCCTTATTATCATAAGAATATTTTACACCTAGTTCTCTTACATTTTGTAATTTATAAAAATCAATTATATCATTTAATGTGTTAAATTGTTTACCTAATTCTTTCCAAGTTGGTTTTGTATAAGCATTAGGAGATGAAATTTTATAGCTTTGCCATGTTCCATCTAAATTGAGGATTCTATTAATTATTATTTTCATAATGTAAATATAATAAAGAAAGCCTGGTTTCCCAAGCTTTACTTTAAAATATGTTGTTTTATCTATAAAAAGTTCCGTCAGGTTTTCTCTTTAAATTATGATCTTTAATATCTTCTTCATTCCATACTCCTGCAAGCCATTGAAGACCTTTAATTCCGGGAGATAAAGCTTCTAGTTCTTCTTTTGTATATTTTTTACTAATTGGGGTATTTGTTAACCATATAGTATCAGCTAATCGGTTTCTTTTTCTTTGTTTTACTACTAAATCTTTAGGTAATGATTTTATAGGTAAACCTGCTAAACTCAAAGTACCATGTACTGTTAGTCTATTAGGTAAAGATTTTATAGATGATTTACTTAAACCTAAGTTACCATGTACTGTTAATCCATCAGGTAAAGATTTTATAGATGAATCATTTAAATACAAATTTCCTCCTATTTCAGAAGGAAAATTATTAGGTAAAGTAGGTTTATCATAACCCATTAAATCTAAATCACCTTTATTTCCATTTTGAATATATTGTTGTATAATATTTTCATAGTCCTTAGGAGGTGGAGGTAGAGGGTCTGGGAATCTAAGTAATACTAGTTCTTCAGCGTATTTTTTTACAGCATCTGGGTCATATCCGTATTGATCTATATCTTCTAACCAATCGGTTTCATCATTAGTTAAAACTGAAACTAAAAGACGATCTACTTCCCCATCATTCACCACTTCTTTTCCTGTGTTGAGATATAATTCTCCCATAGTTCTTTTAACTAATCTAAGAAATTCTTTCTTTTGTTCAGGAGTAATTTTAATAGCTTCTTGCTCTTTTATTGCTAACTTAATTTCTTCTTTGATTAGTTGGCGTAGTTGATTAAACTGCTTTCTTTTCATATGATTAGAAATCATCGTCGTAATCATTATCGTCATAATCGAATTCTAAATCCAAAGAACCTACTAAATCTTGAGCATAATCTTCAACTTCTTGGGCATTATATCCAAAATCTTCAACATCTTCTATAAATTCAGCTTCATCATCAGTAAGTACACGAGCTAATATATTACCTGCTTCAAAAAAAGCACTATCTGCTCCTTCATCTTCAGCATATCCTTTAATCCTATCTAAAAATGCTGCTTTTTGTTCAGGAGTAATTTTAATAGCTTCTTGTTCTTTCATCACAGATTGAATTTCTTCTCTAATAATTTGTCTAAGTTGTCTTACTTTCATTATTTTAATTATTTAAATTTCTACAATTTTAAATGTTTTAGTATCATAATCTAGCCATTCTAATGGTATTTCAATTATTCCTTGGTCTACACTATGAACATGATATAATCCCATACTAGTTTTGCCTGGGTTGCTATTAAATAGTTTAGGTTGTTTAATTACTTTATTAGGTTTACCTATTTTATCTCCAACTTTAAAAAAGTAATCATCAATAGCTTCAGGATATTTTTCTCTATTACTTTTAAAAGCTTTATTCATTTGTTCTGCTCCAAATTTATTTAAGCCTTTATTAATTACTTTTATATGAATTTTATCTTCTTTAACTACAGATTGAATTTCTTCTCTGATTAATTGACGTAGCTGAGTAATTTTCATGCCTTTATATTTTAAATACCATCTGGTTCGCTAAAGAAATAATAACTCATTTCTTCACGCATTGCTTTTTCTAACTGTTTATCTGACATTTTTTCAACATCTTCTAAATATTGTTCAAATTCACCCCAACCCTCATCATCCTTAATGAATTGTTTAGCATTTACACTTCCTCTTTTATCAAATTGTTTCAGATATTCAAATGCTTTCTTTTTATCAATTACATAAAAATCAAAATCTTCATCACTTTCTTCTTCATCTTTAATGACATATTGATTTTTGATTTTAGCTTCTTTAACCACAGATTGAATTTCTTCTCTGATTAATTGACGTAGTTGTGTTACTTTCATGTTTATGTTTTTTAATTATTTATGATAAATATATGAAAGAAAAGTAAGATTACCAAATTATTTTAAATACTTAGTGTAATCAAATCGAAGATAATCAGCTAATCTAGGTAATTTTTGTCTAAATGATGCTAATTCTACTATATTTCTATTAGTTTTAGCTACTGTATCTTTATCACCTGATATAATCCATGTTATAGTAAATGGTTGATATAGTGAGAATTCAATTTGAGGATCTTGGGCTACTAATTTATCAAATTGTTCCTTATTTATTTCAATATATTTTATTTCGTTTGTTTTTTTACAAAAATATCTTTGAAATTCTCCGTTTTGGTAGTCTTGTGGGGTTGGGAGGGTTGGGGAGTAATAAGGTAAAATTTTAATTGGAGGGTTATATACGTTTATATTTTTTAATTGGGCATAATTTAAAGCTGAATTATAATCTAAAGAAGTAACTGCATCTATTGCTCCCGGATTATGAGATGAAAAAATAGTAGCTGTTGAGGGTCTTATTACTGTTGAAGAATCACCTTCATCTTTTGTTACCGGTTCAACTTTAATTAATTCTTGATTTGGTCTATCATCAGGTGTTCTTCCAGTAAATGCTCTTCCTGTACTTGTTAAGTAATAATATCCTATATATGGTGTTTGAGTTAATTCAACAATATACTCATCCCCATTAGTGTATAAATTAGTTTTTATTTGTGATTTAGGGTAATACATTTTAAACTATTGGATATGTTGTTAATTGACCTTTATTTGCTTGAGCTATAAATGTAGCTATTCTTTTACTTTCAACTTTACCTCCAATTCTAATATGGAAGTGACCTGCTGTAGCTGCTGAAGATGGATAATCATATTCATTAATAAAGCTAACAATTTTAGATTGGTTACCAGCTGCAAATCCTCCTAATATTTTATCAACAGCATTTTTATTATCTATTGTTAATGGAGAAATTACAAAATCTAATCCTTGGCCCAAGGTATGAGATGATTTGTAAGCTAATCTTTGGTGATAAGCATCATTACCTCCAGTTACTGTGATTATTAAACTTGGAAGTTGGTTTTTAATTTCTCTAAATACTGAAGCAGCATAATTTACTAGATCATTTGAAATATCTCCACCGTTAGATAATTCTCTACCTTTTTCACGGTATCCTAAACTTGTTAAGATTGTTCTTAATCTATTAGCGTTTGGTGTAGATCCGGTTGGTGTAGGAGCAGCACCTCTATTATTATCTCGAGAAGCATTACCAACCGCCCCTTTCCCAAGAACAGAACCAAATGGATTTTTAGGTATAGCTATTGATTCTATAGTAGTAGTCCATTCATTGTTTTGAATATTATTAGTTATTCCTTTAATTAAAAATTCTAATGATGTTGGATAATTAGCAGGTAAATAAGTAGTATCAATTGTATATTTTTGATATATTTTCATTCCAGAAAGGCCATCCATTATTAATTGTAGATCAAAAGGTAAAAATCCAATTGAAGATGCAGGAGCTGATGATAAATAATTTACATAATCTTCTACTGATGTAGTTGTTTCTCCTGATACTACTTTAACAGCTAAATCTTTTGATAATCCAACAGCTTCTAATGTTTGTTTAGCTTGATCATATTCATAAAAAGTTTCAGCTGTATTTGTAAAGTTATCTATAGCTTCTTGATTCCAGTTTGGTTTTCCTTCATCAACAGATCCTAATTCTAAAAGAAAAGTATTATAATTTTTTAATACTTCTGAATAGTTATTAATAATAGATGAAGTTCCTGGAGGTGATTTATCTTCTGAGAATTCTATATTTTTTTTAAATCTATCTGTAAAACCTGCATTCATTCGAGATAAAGCAGTTGAATCTTGTCCTACAACATATCCTTTAGAAGTAGCTCCTATAGTAATCATAGTAGCTAAATTTGGAGGTACAGTTGTATTAAAACTTAAATCTTTAATAAATCCTGCTGTTTGATTACTAGGATATAAACCATATACATCAAAAAACGCAGGTTTTACAGATTGACCTAATAATTCTAACCATCTATCTCTATCAGGAAGAGCTGTTTCATCTATAAAACGTATTGTTTTTTCTTCTACTGTTGGTTCTAATTTATTAAAATTACCTGTTGCTGTATTCCATCCATCACAAATACTTTCTAATAAGGAATATAATGATATTTTTCCATCTTTATCTTTTAATGAATCCATAGTAGTTAATATCCAAGCCATATCAAAATAAATATTCATTATTCTTCCATATGTATTTTTACTACCAGGTAATGTAGTTTTAAACTGATCACAACCAGGAGCAAATTTTACTTCTTTTCCATTTTCATTAAAAGTTATAGTAGTATTAATTACACATATTCCTGGATTATTACTAATTTGTCGAGCTTGTAAATATATAATATTAGACCTAACATCTGTATCAAATTCCATTAAAGCTACTTCTGGTATATTTACATAAGGAATAATTTTTCTTTCTAAAAATTTTAAAAAATATCCTAAACGAATATAATAATGAGTACCTCCACCTTCTCCACTATATATTTGAGAAAAAGCTATAACTGAATTTGGATCAATACTATTGTCTTCAAAAGCCATATTATTTTTGTCTTGAGACTTAGCTAAAATTCTAAATATGCCCCCACCTTGAGTATTTGCTGAAGGGAGTTTTTGTTGTAATCTATAAAATTCTTTTCCTATACTATGAATTTCTGAAAAGGATTTAATTACTTCAATTGGTTTATCAGATGGTTGAGTATCTCCAGAATTAGTATTAATTGTAGTTCCAGGAAGTAGAATATTTGTTTTAAGAGATTCAATTACATCTCCCATACTTCTTAAAATTACAGTAATATCATAGGTTCCATCTTTTGTAAAAGTCCAATTAAAATTAACTACTTTACCTATAATAGCATCATAATTACCTACAGCTTCTAATCTTTTTTCTTTAATCTTTTCAGGATAATTGGCATAACTAAAAATTTTATTTGTGTTTGATGGTGTTGTATTTCCTGTAATAAGTTGGGGTGTTTGAAAGACTAAAGGATTATTTGTAATATTTGTAATATTTGGATTTGTACTTGAAGTAGGACTAGGTGGGGTAGCGGGGCCTGCGTTTAAAAAATCATTTACTAAACTATTAGAATTATTAGATTCATAATCTCCATTATTTCTAAAATAAGAACTACTACCCCATTCTAATAACATTGTATATCCTAAACGAAGATAAAGAACATCAATTATATCAAATTGTTCTCTATTATTTGCTTTAATATTAATTGTTGCTGTTTTAAGAGAACCTCTAGTTTCTGTTTTTATTGTTGCTTGAGTAATACCAGGCATTGGACGTAATCCAAAATTAGTACCTCCCATACCATAAGCATAGTCATTAAAACTAGGATCATCTGTACCAGGCCATACTCCTCCTCTTTGTTGATTCCCTTGGAATGAAGTGCCATTAAATAAAATAAAATTTTTAGCAAGGTCTACACCTCTATTAGGTAAGTTTCTATTTGGAGGAGGTACAACAACATCAACCGATGATACTAAACGACACCAACCTGTTTTATTATTTATGTAATTTAATATTTCATTAGTTCTATTAATAGAACCATATATTTTTTGTCTTTGATTTATTTGATCTATAATTATTTGATCAAAACCTTCCCCTACTATGTTTCCCATATTAAGCGTTTATTATATTAAAATCTTGTATTACATTAGCATATGTTGCTGGTATTCTAATTTGTAATCCTTCTGGGATTACTATTGTACTTTGGTTTACTTTGTCTGTGTTTGCTATTGAAATTACCCACCATAATGAACTATTATTATAATATTGTTGAGCTAGAGTATCAAATCTATCTCCTTGTGTAGTATACACATATATGTCATTAGGAGATAATAAAACCTCAGGATATCTTGATGTTTGATATACTAATTTTTTATTAATTTTAGTTTTAGGTATGTTTTGATATCTATTCATTAATTATTATGATGGGTTTGTATAATTAGTAAAACTTTTATCTTTATCATCTCCATTAGCTAAAGCTATATATCTTTGAAATCCTTCAGTTTTTACAAATCCTGTAGAACTATCAGTACTGCCTGTTGTATTATTATCACCAAATGTTAATTTTTGTTTTTGTGGTACAAAATTTTGGATAGGTATAAAGTTAAATCCTGTTACTCGTATAATATGAGGTAATTCTTTTACACTAGAATCAAATCCACCTTCATCATTTATTCCAATCTCCCAAGGTGATTCTGTGGGAACATCATATGTTAATGAAGTTATTATACCTGGTTGTTCATATAAATATCCTCCAATAGTTAATTGCACTAAATTACCTCTCATATATCCATCTGGACTATAATCACCTGTTAATGATGAAGCTAGATAATTTAATTTTTTATACATTGGAATAAGTTCCTGTTTTGATTGAACTGATACCGTCCATGATAATGAAACAGTTCTAGTAAACCCACCATAATTGTAAAATTGTTCACTTCTTCCTAAATAATTAAATCCATTCCAAGTAGCATTATATGAATCAGACATTGAATCAATAAATGCCCTAAAATGTATGAATGTTTTAAAGTTAGGGGAATTATTATCTATTACAGCTATTCTAAATTTAACTAGATCATTTATAGGATAATCTTGAGAATTTGTTTCAACATTTTTACTTCTATATATTGGTAAAGCATTTATTTTATCTATTGGTCCTATACCTGAACCAGCTGTATATGATGATAAATTTTTACCAGTAAAATTTCCAGGTCCTAAATTATTTTTTCCACCTATATTTACTCTATTTTCAATTCCTTTAAAAGCATAATTAGGAGAATTAGGAAGAGCTCCTTTTTCTTTTGCTTTTTTAACTTGCTCAGAATTTTCTCCTAAAGTTTCTCTAATTTTTTTTCTAAAATCTTGCCATATAGGTGAACCATTTAATTTTCCTACATTAGAACGAGATGATATTGTTTCTCCTGTATTTTCATTGCCATATGGATTTTCTAATATTTGTTTTTGAGTATAAGTATAAGTATTATTAGCATATATTAAGTCTGTATTATTTAATATAGTTTGATCAGGACCTGGTTGATAAACTGTAGGAGTTGTAAATCCTCTATTTGTATTTAAGTTATCAAGACTATCAAATACAGGATCATTATTTATTATATCACTTAATTTACCTATAGTTATATTAAATGGAAGAGTTCTATCTGGTTTAGTTTGTTCTAGTTTTGGAGTCCAAGTTATTGGACTATTAGCTAAAGGATTAAATAATTTAGCATTAAGACCTACAGCTGAGTTATAAACTCTAGTTCCATCAACAACATCATTATCTAATGTTAACCCATTAGTAGTAGCATACGCTTTTGAAGCTCCTTTAGAAGTTTCAATTCCTATTAATGTAGTGAATTCTCTATTAATTGATTGATTTGGAGTCCAAGTCACTCCCCCTGTAATAGGTTTATCACTATTTACTCCTGTTCTTTGATCTGCAAATCTAATATTAGTTTTTCCGATTCCTAATATAGAACCAGGTCCTCCATTATATGTTAAAACATTAATATCTGATGTTTTTTGTTCTACTTTATTATACCATAAATTAGCTAGTCTATTTTGAAAATCAGCACTAGTAACTTTTGAAGTAGAAAATTGTGTTGTATCATTTCCTAATACATCAAAACCATTATATATTTGATCAGCGTATGGTAGATCTGAATTGAAAACTCTTATAGGAGTTGTAATAGTATCAGCTTGAGTAACTACTTCATCTGTTCTAATATAGTTGTCAGCACTTAAATTTGATGCTTTAACTTTATTAAAATATAAATTAGGATTTTTAGAATATGCCCCTGTTTCAGCAAATGGATTAATACCTTGTTTATTTAAATGACCCCCAAACGCTACTACACCTGCCTGAGCTAGTGTACTTAACGGGTTATAAACGCCTTCATTTAATAATCGTGGTGATTGTGGTGTCCCACCTTGTGCTGGTGAAGCAGTACGTGATAATAACTGTTGTTTAGCAATAAATAACAAACCATTTGGTGATTTGGTATCAGTGAACATTTTAGCTAAACGAGCAACATCCGTAAGTGAGTCTGTTACAGCGTTTATTCCTCCTCTTAACAGAAAATCTTCACTGGCTCCTACAAAAACACGTGGTATGGTTTTTTTAATATATGGTTGTCCACTATCACCACCACCTGGAGTGTCTTTACCATACCTAAGAGATTTAAGGTCAGTTTGAAGATTAATAAGAGCCATTTATCTAGGTGGATTATCTAAATATCTGTTAGGAGTTCTACCATCTAAATCTAGTTGAGAAACTGCTAATCCTCTTTCATATTGAGTTGTTCCATCAAATGGTATTGGTCTTCTACCATTTAAATCTAATTGTGATACTTCTAATCCTCTTTGAAATTGAGATGCACCATCATATGATGCTGGGGTTCTACCGTCATATGCGGTAAGTTGAGACCCGTTGTTAAGTAAATCTAATACACTCATGTTTTTATGTTTTAGTTATAAATATTAAAATTATTGAACTCTGTAAGTACTTACAGCCATTGCTGTACCTACTTTAGTACCATCTAAATATACTCCACCTTCTTTATTTAGAATTTGTACTAATACATTTTCTACAGCCATCATACGTTCAATTAATGGTGATAAGTTAATTGAGGGGGATGAGGGAGATGCAGATGTAGATTCATTTATTGATTGATTTTTATTTTCTCCAAACAAACTAGTACCTGCTATTACTGTATCTTTATTATTTAATGCTATTGCTCCTTCTGGACCGAATAATGTACGTTCACCATATCCTGGGGATATTATATCATTACCTTTTTTGCTATTTAAAAAAGCGTAAGCTGAAGCTCCGGCGACTGCTGCTATGCCGGCAGCAACTCCTAAAGTAGCAGCACTAGCTCCTGTAACTTTAGCAACAGCCTCTAAAATAGCTGTTCCTAAATTTTTTAACATAACAATACCTTGTCTAATTAAAGATTTTTCTGTTGATTGTTCAGCTTTTGCTCTTAGTCCAGCAAAAAAACTAGCAGTTGCATTATAAGCTGCTATTGCTCCGTAAGCAATAACAATAGATCCTACTATAGATTTTGTGACTTCTAAAATTGTATTTAAAATTTTAGATTGTTCTACAAATTCTGAAAAGCCTTTAAATAAAGGATTAAGAATATTAGTTAATGGGCTTAAAAGATCTCCAATTTCTTTTAAAAGTGATCTTATTAATCCTAAAGTAAATTGGATTGATTCTCCTAAAAATTTAAGAATTCCTGTAATTGGAGTTAATGCTATATTAATTAAAGGTAATATTGTTGTTGCTAAATCCATAAATGGAGATATTATTTGTAAAACAGGTTCTGCTAAACTAACAAAAATTTCTCTTAATTTTTCAACTGAGGCATTAAAACGTTCTTGAACTGATTGAGATTTTAATTGAGTTGCTAATTTTTCATCTCCTAATCTAGCTGCTATTTGGTCATCAGATAGTCCTTCTTTTTTAAGTCTATTATATGCTTCTAGAGCATTTGTTTCTCCTTTACCAATTTTAGCTAATGCTTCTCTTTCTATTAAAGAGTTAGCTAAATCTTCACGAGTCATTCCAACAGACTTTGCTAATGCTTCTTGTTGAATAACATTCATTTTAGTAAAATCAGCAGCTGTTCCTATTTGTTTTGCTATTTCTCTAGCTACTCCAGCTATATCATTATTAAGTGCAAATCTTCTTGCTTCTTCTAAATTAAGTTCTTTACCTGTTAATAATTCTGCTTCTAATTCAGATGAAATAGATTGTTCAAAATTAAGTAATGAATTAGCTATTTGTTCTACTTGTTGTAAAGATACACCTAATGCTTTAGATTGGGCTACAGCTTTAGCTATTTCTTTAGGTTGCATTCCTAAAGATAAAGTAGTAGCTGCAGATGCTTTAGCTACACCTTCAACAATTTCTTTTTCATTTAAAGCTAACTTATTAGTAGCATTAAAAGCCATTGCTTGTCCTAAAATCTCAGATGTATTTTCAGATAAATCTGTACCTGTAGCTACAGTAATTTTAGATAAACCTAATGCCGCCTCTTCAGTATAACCAGCTGCTGTAGTTAATTGAGTGAAATCTTTAAGAAGTTCACCATTAAGCATTGATGCTGTTCCAAATTCTTTATTAATAGCTATTAATGATTTTTGGAGAGCTGCTGTATTAACATTTATATCACCACTTAAATTAGCTACTGTATTTAACTCATTTCTTAATGATGTAGCCTCAGAATATGAAGTACCAAAAGATTTAGCTAATTCACCTGTAGCTTTATCAGCAGAGGTAAGAGCAGATACCATTTCATTAATTAAAAATGTAGTAACTACTGTTGGATCTGTTAAAGATTTTTTAAATTGAACCCCAGCTTCAGAAATTCCTGATTTAAGTACTTTCATTTTATCAGAAAATCCTCCAGTATATCCTTCAGATTTTTCTGTAGTCTCAGCTACTTCTTCCATTTTCTCCTTGACTTTATCTAAACCAAGGGCATTTGCTAATCCTCCAAAACCTAATTTATCTAATGCTTTTTTAGCACCTTCTATAGAGGCGCCACCTAAACCTAGTAATCCTTCAATTCTTTCTTCTTGTTTTATACGTTGATTTAATCTACCATTAATTAAAGCAGAAAGAGTATCTTGTTCTCTTAATTCATTTTTAATAGCTTTAGCCGCATTTATAGATTGAATTAATTCTTTTTCATTTTTTTTATTTAATTCACCTTTTTTTTCTAGTTCTTTTAATTCTGAAATTCTGGATGTAAGAAGATCTTTAGAAACTATTAAATCTTCTCGTTTTTCTTTAGCTTGTTTTTGTAATGTTTTTAATTCTTTTCCTGAAAGTTCATTAATTCCAGCTTGGTCTGATTTTAATTTTCGAGCTATATCACTTAAACCACTAAATGTTTTAGAGGCTAATGTAAGACCTGAGTTAGTATTTTTAATTTCATCAACTGTTTTTTTAAAAGCTGTGACAGTATCATTTAAATCCCCATTTATGTCATTTAATTCTCGTTTAGCATCTCTTAATCCTGCATTAAGAATAGCAACAGCTGCACTAGCATCTGAAACTTTAGAAGCATCAAAATTAGCAAATGGATTTTTAGTACCTAATTCTTTATAAACTTTTTCTAAGTCTTTAAGTAATTTTTGTATTTCCTCAGGAGTTGCCATTTAAATATTATTTATTTATAAATATTATAAAATAAAAAGGCATCATTTTTTTGATGCCTTTGTAATATAAGTATTAGGTGTAATAGTTTTTGGTATTGGAGTTTTATTTACAGATCCAGCTGATTTCATAGCTTCTATAGATTTAGAAACATTATCACTACTTTCATTATTATTTATTTTGTCATAATGTTCTTTAAGTTTATTAAATGTAAACTTTCTTAACCATATTGGCATATTATATATTGTATGCCAATCATAACCTCCATTACTATGGAATACTATTTCATGAATTTGAGTAAATAGATTAATTCTAACTTGTGGAACTATATCAAATGTCAGGCCAAAAAAAGTTTAAATTAATTGGAATAGTGACCTCCTCACCACCATCAGTAATATAAGTTAAATCAACATCAGGTTGAATTTGTTTAATATATTCTCTTAAAGCTCTAGAGTCTCGAGCTAATAAGTAATTATCTACAAATTCACGAATTGTTTTTTCATCTTTATCTCCATTAACAGATGTAATAATATATTTTAGACGAGTAGATAATTCTGGAGATGCATCTTTATTGATTTTCTTTAGTCCTGTTATTTCAGTATCAATTTTTCTATCATCCCCACTTGTAAGAATTTTAAAAGTAATTTTTGTTTGTGAAGATGGAAGTGTAAAATGGAATTCATTTAAACCCTTAGTAACTAAAGATTCATTAAATGGTTTATTATTTAAAGATGATAAATCTACTGTAATTTCTTCTCCATTGTATGAAAAGGTATAATCTTTACCATAACCTAAAATACGAGCTGCAATAAATAATGCATTTTTATCACCTACAATTAAATCATCATAGTTAATTTTACTTACAATTAAAGATTGTAATAGCTTATCTAAAACTGTACCTTGTTTAATGTAAGCTTGGTTTGTAAGAATATCTTCTTCTTTAGCAGTCATGTATTTCATTTCAATTTTACCTTCTGCTAAAAGAGAACCTTCAGGATATACTAAACCTTTTGAAGGTAATTCTACAATTTCTGTAGGGAATTTAAATTCTGTCATAATTTTTATTTAATGTAACTTTATTTATTATAAATATTATAGGAGAAAGTTCTTTAACGATTTTTTATCCTTTTATAACTTGTTTTGGTGATGTTGTTAACCTAGTTTCTAATTTATCTAATCGAGAATCAATTTGTCGATAAACTTCTTGAAATTGTTGATCTGTATCTCGTCTTAAATTATTAAAATCTTCATAAATTGATCTTAATTCATTTTTAAAATTTGTTACTTGTTGGTTTAGTGAATTAATTATTTTAATTGCTATAACCATAGCTATAACCTCAGCTATTACCAAGACTACAACCATACCTAATACAAAATAGAATGTTGTCATATTTTTTAATTTAAATTGTTAAACATAATGTCAAAGAACTTTCCCTATAATATTATAACATAAAAAAAGAACTTGACATAGCCAAGTTCTCTTTAAAAATAAAAGTAAAAATAATTAGAAATTTAATACACAGTAATCTGGTTGTACTGTCATTGTAATGTTAATAGCTGTATCTACTGTATCCCAGTTATAATCGCCAAAATTAGCTTCAGTAATTAAAGCACCTTTAATAATCCACTCTGATACAATATCACCTACTGGTCCTAATACATCAAATGTTAAGTCTTTCTTGTAGAAATCACTATAACCATCTCTACCAGTTACTGATTCGTGATGTAAACGTACCCATTCCATTACTGCTTGAGCACCTGAAGGTGTGATTGGATCAAATAATGTGAATGTAATTGGTCCCCAAGTAGATTTGCCTTTAACAAAACGTTGTACGTTAATATGATTTAAAGCTACGGTACCTTGAGTTAAACTTACTGCACTTACCCCTTTGATTTCATAAGCAGGGATACCATCAATATACATGATGAATCGGTTAGCTTGTTTTGGTTCAAAAGCGGTGAAAAATATTTCGTTTGGATCTAATATTGCCATTTTATGTTATTTATTTTCTTATACATATTGAAGAGAAAGAAAAGATATCAAATGAGATACCTTTTCTTCTATTCATTTTAAATTAATTAAGCGGGAAATACTGCGCCTGTTGGTAAGATGTTGAAATCTAGATAAATAAATTCAGCTGTTTTAGTTGGTTGAATATAAATCTGACCTACCATCTGGTTTCTATCAATTACATCAGCAGTATTATTACTATCATCCATAATTACTTTGAAAGCATATAAACCTTGACGTTGTTGTACTGATTCTAGATATGGATTTACTTGACTTAAGAATTGATTTCTTGTAGCAATTGTGTTTTGTTCAAATACTAAGTTTTGTGCTACTTGAGAAATATAAGACTTAAGAGAAATTAATAATCTACGAACATTTACTCTATCAAGAGCTGAGGCTTTAGTTTGTAATGTTTTCTGACCATATGCTACTATTCCAGTTCCTGGGAATGTTGCTATTGGATTTACTTTATTTGAATATAAAGTATCACGGTTAGCTTGAGTTAATTTCTTTTCAGCTCTTATTACATTTCCTAATCCACCTCTGTTAATACCAGCTGGGGCGAACCAAGGCTCACTTACATTATCATTATAAGCGTAAACACCTACCATCATTGTTGATGCTGGAACCCATACTAATTGAGCTGAGTCTGGGTCAATTGTTTGAACCCAAGGCCAATATGTAGCAGCATATGATGTGTTTTTAGCATTTGCTTGAGTTGTAACATCACCTATATTTGAACCAAATGGTACTAAATCAGATATATAAATAGAATCACCTCTATTTTGAGTGTTATTAATAATAGCTGTTATTTGTGAAGCACCTAAATCTGCTGTTGAAGCAAATAAACCAGGAACTACCAATACATTAAATCTATAATCATCAGCATTAGCTAATAAGTTAATCATACCATTATAATCTGAGGATGAGATACCTTGAGGTGCAGTTGTAGCACTATTAATGTTATTATGATAATCAGCTCCTCCACCATAAAATAAATCACCTGTTGCTCCACCAAATGTTCCATTGGTATTGAAAGGTATAGATGAAGTAAATTCAGATTTAGCTAAACCATTGTTTCCTAAATAGAAAGGAGTTGGAGAATTTACTGATGCTACATAGACGTATCTTGATCTTGTTGGAAAATCACCAATTACCTCAATCTGATTATCTTGTGAACTAAATTGTTGGAATTGATTACCAATTACTTTAGATACATAGTTTGGTTGGGTTGGGTCTAATGATAAGTTAGTCCATGTTTCTAATACAACTGGATTGATATTATCATCGTCACCTCTTCTGATTAATAAACTAAATGTACCTGAGGCTGTGTCTCTGTTTGTAATTTGCCATCTTACATTATCTGCTGATCCTGATATTAATGAATTGTTAGATCCTGTAGGTCCAGCATTATTCATTATATTTCCTTCAGAAATAGTTTTTAATTCTAAAGCTTCAGTACCTATAGCACCACTAAATTTAGTAACAGTACTTCCTGATGTAAATGTAAATTCATTTAATAATAAATAATTAAATTCACCTCCTACTACACCAGCATCTAATTTAATTCCAGTTGATGCTGATACTGAAGATGTTATACCAGATAATACAGTACTGTATGGGGCAATTGATTTACTTACATTAAATACTGCTGATGCAGTAGCCGCATAATCTGCTGCTGTACTAGCTGCAAATGAACCTGTATTAACAGATATTCTAGTTGATGTATTTGCTACTGTAGATCCAGTAAAGAAGAATTCAATACCATTAACACTAAATGAACCTGAACCAACAGCAGCTACACTAGCTGAAACATAAGTTAAATTAGCGTTTACAGAGGCTGTACTAGCTAAATTTAAATTATAGATACTAGAAGAAGCTGGATTGAATGATCCACTTACTACTCTAGCTACTAATAATGTTTCACCACCGTTGTTAAAGTAATTGAAAGCTGCTACTGATGTAAAGTAGCTTTGAACTTGACCACCACTTATGAATGTAGTACCAAATTTGTTTTGATACTCACTATAAGATGTAACAATAGTTGGAATTTCTACTGGACCTTTTACTGTTGGTCCTATAATAGCTGCTCCAACCGTTACTGGTTGAGATGATACGAATGAATTGTCGTTTTCCAGTGCTAATACGCCTGGGGATATTAAGGTTTCTGCCATATTTTATAATTTTGTTGATTATAAATATGACAGAAACTTTTAAAAATCGATGTTAGGCCTCAACTTTTGTAATCTCTCCAGTCTCTGGATTAACTGAAATAGGACCATACTTTTCACTCATTTGTTTTCCATAGTCTATTTCTTCTTGTTGAAGTTCAACTAATGTTTGTTTTGCTTTTTCATGTCTAATTTCAAGTGAAATTTTAGCTACTTCAATTTGACCTAATTCATTAATTAAAGCTTGACCTTTATCTTGAAGATTTTGCAATTTTTGTAATTCTTCTGTTGTTAATTTTTCCATGTTTTATTTGATTTTTAAAATTTTATTTATTGATTTAATTATTTGATCTGGGGTGATTGTTTTAGTACATTCAAATTGTCTTGGAGTATCTTTATGATCAGGACACCATTCCCAATCTCCTGGGTTTAGCCAATGTCTGTTAAAACATCCAGTACATACTGATTTATTTTCAGGGAATATACGTTCACAGTCTTGCATTTCAGTATATGGATAACTAAAACCAGATATTAAAATTGTAGGGGTGTTTAATGACCATGATAACCAACTTAATCCACTACCTACTCCTATAAATGCTTTAGCATCTCTAATATCAATCATTCGGTCTTTAATATCTATATGATATCCAGTTTTATTTATTACTCCAGTTAGTGTACCTCCTAATTTTGAATCATGCCATTCATCATTTAAAGGCTCTCCAGTTAACATAACTACTTTATATCCTTTTTCATTTAAATAGTCTATTATAGATTGCCATCCTTTTTCATACATCCAGTACTTAGCATGAGCTGAAGCATGAGGTGCTATTACTACATATTCTCCTTCAATATCTGTTTTTATATTAGGTGTAACTAGATTTGGTTTTGTTTCACTATAGCTTAATCCTAAAATTTCACTAGCTGTTTGTTGTAATGGATATTTTTTAAAATCAATTGGTACTTTATCATATACTACTTTTTTATTATCATAAAACCATCCAATTGGATACATAGCATATAAATCATTCGCTACTGTACCTGGTTTTATAAATTCAATATTTGGATAGTTTTCTTTAAACCAATCATTATGGAATGTAGAACATACAACATCACACATAAATGTTTTTCTAAATTCTTCTACATATGGAAACCAAGCTAATGTATCACCTAAGGCTCCTGAATCTAAAGCAATATAGACTCTTTTACCTGTTGGATCCCAATCATGTTCATACACTAAATTATTGTTTTGATAAACTTCTACTCGCCAATTAATACAATATTTAATATTAGTACGAGTCCACATGTTATTACTAAGTGTAGTTTCATGGAGTACTTTTTTAGTTTTTCGATCTATAAATTTAGCTTTATATTCTAGATTTACAGGACCTAATATTTCTAAGAAAGCACCATCTATAAAATTAATTATAAATTTATTTTGTGGTTTTTTATTCTCTAAATTTAGGATTGGGGTATTGTTGTATTCGTTAATTAATATGTTTTTCATGATTTCCAATAATATATAAAACTTTGATAATATCCAAGAGAAACAAAATGATTATTAAAACCTTTATCAGCAAAAAATTTAACAAATTTTAATCGTTCTTCATTTCTTTGTTCTTCATTTAAATTTTGAGTGTCTTCATGATATTCAAAAAATATTTTTTGTATTTTATCCCATGTTATTTGACTTACATTTTCAAAAACATATTTTTCATGACCTTCAATATCACACTTCATATAATCTACTTTACTAAGATTATGTTTCGCAAAAAATTGATCTAATGTAATACATTGAATTGGTTGTACATCCCACCAATCAGGCCATTTAGAAATATCAATATACCCTTGTTCTGTACCTATAGCTATATTATCTACGATCCAATTATAACTTTTATTTTTATTTAAAGCCTCAAACACTCCAGGATCTGGTTCGATACAATATATTTTAGAACATCCTTTGGACTCAGCTCTAATAGCAGACATACCAATGTTAGCCCCTAAATCTAAATAAATATCACCATATTGCATTCCAGGTCCATGGATATTTAATTCATCATGTATTAAATTACCATAAGCCATTGATCCTTCCCAACCATATCTATTTCCTATATCATTTATATCACCTGATATATCCCATGTTGATATGTCAATTAGTTGGTTATTTTTTGTATAAAATTTAGTTCGCATGTTCATTATATAAATTTATTAATTCTTTTGAACGATTGTACCATGATAATTCTTTAGCTGTTTCTGAACATTTTGTTCTATATAATTCCCAATTATTCATTATATCATCTAATCCTCTAGACATTTCAAAGACATCTCTAGGTGACCTCCAAGCCCCATGAAATATAGTTTCATGTTCCCAATCTGCAATTAATGGTAAACCAGAAGCTACTGCCTCTAACATTGTTAAATTAGGATGACCTGCCTCTAACATTGTTGGATGTATAAATATATCATGTTGATGGTATAGATTTAATAGTTGTTCATTTGGTAAATCAAATATAATATTAAGTTTTGGATAAGCCAACACCCATAAATGATTATTAAAGAAATGTTTATTATTTGATGGTCCTGCTATTGTAATAGGTAGATTACGAGCTTGAGCTAATGCTATTCCATATGTAAATCCTTTTCTATCAAAACCAGGATCACCTGCTAATCCATTGTTAGCTATCATAAGTAATTTAGGTTCAGTAGGTTTAGATTTATTTATAGGATAAAATTCTTCATTGTTTATACCATGTGAAAAATAATAAACATTTGGTAACTCAAAATAATTAACTAAATATCTTGCTGGAACTAAGGAAAATACTGATTTTTCCATAGCCTCTTTATTTTGTTTATATACATCAGATGTTTTTCCATAATGAAAAGCATGATGGTCATGATGTTGAAAAATATATGGTATTCCTTTATCAGCTAATTCTAATGCTAAATTAGCAACATGAACCATTACTAAATCATATTCTCCTGGTTTAACTTCGTTAGCCCATTTTAAATCTACTTGATGACCTAATTTTTTAAGATTCACCATAAATTCCCATACTATTTTTTCTATTGCTCCCCAAGATGGAGGAGGAACTGATATCCCACAACCTGGATGTATTTGTGCTATTTTCATTTTAATATAAGTAAACCGTTTTGATTAATTTTATTTTCAAAATAATCTTTATCTATTTTAATAACTTTTGTTTCAATTAAAGAACCATTTATTTCATCAAATGATTTATATTTTATTTCATATATATTTTCTATATTTGAAAATATTTGTTTAAACCATGACATTTTATTGGTAAAATTTATATTATCATCAGATATAAGATTATCATTTTCAGTTATTGTTATATTAATAACTCTACTATCTTGAAAATTATTTACATGTAAAAATACAGCAAATTGATTTAGATTATCTTTTATAGGGATTACTGAAAAATATTCGATTCTAGAGTAATCTTTATGTTCAAAATTTTCAGTTATTAAATTATTGAATTTAGATTCTTCTTCCCAATATATTTTATCTTTATCTTGATTAAATGTATGATATGCTAAATTTTCCAAACCATTAGATTCACTACCCCATTTTACCATTAAATCATCATAATCTTTAGATGTTTTAATTAATGGAAAATGATTTAAATAGAACTGTGGATCAGATGCTAAAAAGAAAGTAGTAACTGTATTACCTTCTTGTTCTTTTTTTAAACAAACATATGCTTTTTTATTATTTAAAATTAAAGATATATTATCTATATATAAAGAATTTTTTAAATAGTAATCATAATTTAAAAAGTACAATTTTTTAATACCTAAATTATTAGCTAATACAGCTGCATTATAATAATTTGTATAAACAGCAGGTCCATGATATACATCATTATCTTCTCCGGTTAAATTTAAATCAACTCTCCATGTATCATAATCAACCCATGTGTGTTTATAGAATGTATGTTTAGTTAAAATATTATTAGAATCATATAAACAATAATCTACAATTTTTTGTAATTCTTCAGGAATAGGAATATGAGATGTTAATATAATTTTTCTACCAGTTTGTCTTAAAGATTCAATACATTCTTTAGTTGTTTGTATTGTAGAACTTGATATAGGGTATGTTGATATAACAATTGCTTCTTCATCAAGATTTATATTATTATTTTGTTCTAGAGTATTTTTGATTATATCACAATTTGTTCTAAAACTATCAAAATCAAGATAATTTACTTTTTCAAACTTATCAAAATAGTTCTGATATACCTCTAGATTGTAAATTAAAGTTGGTATCTGATTAGATATTGCCTCTCGGATTACTAAAGGCATAGTTTCTTTATCATTATTTGTTCCTCTAGAAGTAAACAAAAACAAATCCATTGCTTGATAAAAAGCATCTACATCTGTTCTTTCATTCCACCATGTTAAATTAGGAGGAGTGTTTTGTTCTAATGGTTCCCAATACCATTTAAAGTTGTCTGCTCTATTACCTAAACTATGAAACTCATACTCAGGAAATGCTTTAGCATATTCAAAGAATTCTTTTTGATTCTTTCTTGATGTGTATAACCCAACGTGTAAAATGTGTTTTTTTGTTGGATCTAAGTGTAAATTACGTAGTACCTCAGTACGGTCGGGACGTTCTATATATTCAATAGGATATTCGATTAATACACTAGGTACATCAATGCTCTTATATTGATCTATCTGCCATTGTGAGACAAACATAAATTTGTCTGGAAAGAACTGTTTATTTGATACATCATATGATGAGTCATGAGATGTTTCTACAATAACATATTTTCTATTAGGATTATATATTTGTTTAGTAATATCAGAATCCATAAAAAATTCTGGTATTTCTTCTAAATGAATTATATCTGGTTTTATTTTAGATATAATGTTAATTAGTTCTTGTTTGTTGTCTCCTAATGTAAAAAACTTATCACTGTCGATAAGCTTTACAATTTTATTTCTAGTAACTACTAAAACACCACCTGTACAATCAACCCATTCTACAAGATAAATTTCAAATTTATCTTTAAGTAGTTCTATTTTTTTAGTTAGATATTGTGGTAATCCCCCAGTTGATAGGTGAGGGGCTATATATAACAGTTTTTTCATAACAATAATATAATAACTAATTTTTAGTTTTCCAAACCTAATTAATCTAATTCTGTAGGTATTTCTACTATTTCAAATACTGAACCTGAAGATAAAGTTTCTAATGATCCTGTAACTTGTTCAGTAACATATAGTAGATATTTGTTTACTACATCTATACCTTGGTTGTTTATTGAGGCGGAAGCATTTGGGATATAGAATGGAAGACATGTAATAGCTTGACTTCCGCTTTCATACATTTCTTTAGAATGATACATAAAACAGTCTACTGGTGTATCTTGACCGCTTTGGGGAAGATGAAGTACTAAACGAAAATATGGATTTGAATATGTTCCATAATTGTACTCAAAATTTGATGTTGTTTGAATTGCCATAATTATTTATTTATAAATATTAATTTTAAAAGTTATTAAGCAGGTTGATATACTGGGATAGCATAATCTACACCATTTATATTAATTTGAAGCCAAGTATCAGGAACCCCCATAGCTATATTATCTGTGGCTGTATTTGTTAATAATGTATCTACACTACCTCCTAAACTATTGGGGGTAGAGGATGTACTATCTATTCTTACTGTTCCAGCTACATGAAGTTTTGCTTGTGGAGATGTTGTCGCTATACCTACATCACCAGCTTCTGGTTGTAGTACTAAATTACCGTAAGCTGTACCCTCAGTAGTTACTGATTGTATTAAATTATATCCTGATGTAGATGCTGAAGATCCAAGATACATAAATGTACCATTAGTTGCTGTGTTACCTATTGCTAGAGAACGTTGAGGAGTTCCTGCTGGACCTCTATTTGCTATCACTACAGGGTATAAAGGAGAAGAAGTTCCAATACCTACGTTTCCATCATCTCTTACAAACAATAGGCTTGTTGGGGTTGAGTTGGTTACATTGAGAGCTGATGTTGCTGATGTTGTGCCTGAGCCTTGGACTACTAGGCGAGAGCCTGGACTTGTCGTGCCAATGCCGACGTTGCCTGATGCATCAATACGCATCCGTTCTGCCTCACCCGTTTTTAGACTTAAAATAGAACCGTTTAATTCTAAAGGTATATTTGCATTACCAGCATCGTTAAATGCATTTATTTTAATTCCGGAAGTATTTGTTGTACCAGTTTGTATTGCTACGTTTATATCCGTGGCAGTCTTAACTTGTAATTTTGCAGTTGAGAATGGCGCCGTCGTGCCAATGCCTACATTACCTGTTGAGCTAATAACTAATCTTTCAGTACCATTTCTACTAATTACTAATCCTTCTATATCAGCGCCCCCACCACGTGTAGCAGACAACATCCAATTTTCGCTATACCAATTGAACTTAATTCCAGCAACTGAACCATTTGTAGTGTTTGTTGCCGCTGCTGGATTATAAACCGCTTGGTCGCCAAGAAATTGACCAACACTTCTAGAGTCTCCAGCTGCGTTTCCTAATTTTATAGAATTTGTAGCAAGGCCAACCGTGTTTGTAACAACATCAAGCAAAGAACTTGGACTCGTAGTACCAATGCCGACGTTGCCTGATGCATCAATACGCATACGCTCTCCTCTTGCTGCCCCATTCCAAGTTCCAAAGGCTAATGATTCAGCACCGTTGCCAGCATTCGTATTTATAGCTTCAATGAATGAACCATACCCTGAGAATGAAGCTCCAGCGTTTGTCGCAAATCTAATTCCAGCTTTATTGTCTAACGTAGATGCTGCGGGGTTATCAATAAACAAAAATGCCCCTTCTCCACCTGCCGATGATTTACTTAAATGTAGCAGTGCTTCAGGCGCCGTCGTCCCAATACCGACGTTGCTATCATCTCTTACAAACAATAGACTTGTTGGAGTTGAGTTGGTTATATTTAGAGCAGAGGTTGCTGATGTTGCACCTGAACCTTGGACTACTAGACGGGAGCCAGGGGATGTTATTCCAATACCTACGTTGCCATCTTTCCTTATTCTCATTAGTTCGGCAAACGTTGTACCGTCATAGGTGCCAAAAAGAATTCCCCCAGTAGAAGCCGCAGCTGCGCCACTATAAATTATAAGTTGATTACTGCGTATTCCTAGACCGTATTTATCTGAGGTTCCATCGTAAAGATAAATTTTATTATCTTGGACTGATGTTCCTAGACTTAAAAGAGCGTTCGGGGTAGTAGTACCAATACCCAACCTACTATTAGTTATATCTGCAAATAGGAATGGTACACTTTGTATTGTAGTAGTACCTGTAGTTCGTACTAAAAAGTCTGGTTGGTTTGTAAATACACCACCTGATATTCCACTTGTACCATTAAATGATATACCTGAAGTACCAGCTGAACCTGAGGTACCTGAGGTACCTGAAGCACTTGAGGAACCTGAACTTCTAGCTAAACCTGAAGTGCCACTTGAGCCTGATGTACCACTTGTACCTGAGGTAGAGCTTACACCTGAAACACCTGCGTTACCATTTGTGCCTGAGGATCCGTTTGTACCTGAGGTACCTGAGGCTGCACTTGTTCCTGAAGTACCTATTGCTCCATTTGTACCTGAAGATCCATTAGTACCTGAGGTACCTGAGGTGGCACTTGCACCTGAGGCTCCAGCGTTACCTGAGGTACCATTTGATCCTGAAGTGCCTGAAGTACCTGAGGTTCTAGATAAACCTGAAGCTCCTGCATCACCAGATGTACCTGAAGAACCTGAGGTGCCTGAAGTGCCTGAACTTTGGGATAGACCAGATGTACCTGAAGAACCTGAGGTACCTGAAGTACCTGAGGTTGAACTAACACCTGAGACACCTGCATTACCATTTGTACCTGAGGATCCTGAAGTACCTGAGGTGGCACTGGCTCCTGAAGTACCTATTGCTCCATTTGTACCTGAAGAGCCATTAGTACCTGAGGTACCTGAGGCCGCACTTGCACCTGAAGTGCCTATATCTCCTGATGTACCACTTGAACCTGAGGTACCTGAGGTACCTGAGACTGTACTTGTACCACTTGTCCCAATATCACCAGATGTACCTGAAGAACCTGAGGTACCTGAGGTACCTGAAGTTCTAGCTAAACCTGATGTACCTGAAGAACCTGATGTACCACTTGTACCTGAGGTAGAACTTACACCTGAGACACCTGCATTACCTGAGGTACCATTTGAGCCATTTGTACCTGAGGTTCCTGAAGCTGCACTGGCACCTGAGGAACCTATATCTCCTGATGTACCACTTGTACCTGAACTACCTGAAGTACCTGAACTTCTAGCTAGACCTGATGTACCTGATGATCCTGAGGTACCTGAAGTGCCTGAAGTTGAGCTTACTCCTGAAACTCCAGCATTTCCTGAAGTACCAGAAGAACCATTTGTTCCTGATGTACCTGAAGAACCTGAGGTACCTGAGGTACCTGATGTTCTAGATAGTCCTGAGGAACCTACTAGTCCTGATGTACCACTTGAACCTGAAGTTCCACTTGTACCTGAGGTAGCACTTAAACCTGACTGACCGTCTGCACCTGCTGTACCACTTGAACCATTAGTACCAGAAGTACCTGATGTACCTGAAGCACCAGATGTTCTAGATAAACCAGAAGAACCTACTAAACCTGAAGTTCCACTTGAACCTGAAGTACCTGATGTACCTGAGGTAGCGCTTAATCCAGATTGACCATCTGCTCCTGCTGTACCCGATGAGCCATTTGTACCAGATGTACCTGAAGTTCTAGATATTCCTGATGAACCAACTAGACCTGATGTGCCTGAAGAGCCACTTGATCCTGAAGTGCCTGAAGTTGAGCTTAGTCCAGATTGACCATCTGCACCTGCTGTACCTGATGAGCCACTTGAGCCTGATGTACCTGAGGTTCTAGACTGTCCTGAAGAACCTACTAAACCTGAGGTACCTGAAGAACCAGAAGAACCAGATGTACCTGAGGTAGCACTTAAACCTGATTGTCCGTCTGCACCTGCTGTACCTGAGGAACCTGATGAACCACTTGAACCTGAAGTTCTAGATAAACCTGATGAACCTACCAAACCTGAGGTACCACTTGAACCTGATGAACCTGAGGTGCCAGATGTAGCACTTAAACCTGATTGACCATCTGCACCTGCTGTACCTGAAGATCCATTTGATCCTGAGGTGCCTGAAGTACCTGAGGTTCTAGATAATCCTGATGAACCTACCAAACCTGAGGTACCACTTGAACCTGATGAACCTGAGGTGCCAGATGTAGTGCTAAGGCCAGATTGACCATCTGCACCTGCTGTACCTGAGGAACCTGATGAGCCTGATGTACCTGAGGTTCTAGATAATCCAGAAGAACCTGTTAGACCTGATGTACCTGAAGAGCCTGAGGAACCAGATGTACCTGAGGTAGCACTTAATCCTGATTGACCATCTGCACCTGCTGTACCTGAGGAACCTGATGTACCACTTGAGCCTGAACTGCCTGAGGTTCTAGATATTCCTGATGAACCTGTTAGACCTGAGGTACCTGAGGATCCTGAAGTGCCTGAGGTACCTGAAGTAGCACTTAAACCTGACTGACCGTCTGCACCTGCTGTACCTGAAGAGCCACTTGAGCCTGAAGTACCTGATGAGCTACCTGATGTACCTGATGAACCAGTTATACCTGATGTACCTCTTGAACCTGAGATACCACTTGAACCGGAAGCACCACTTGAACCTGATGTACCGTTTGAGCCTGATGTACCACTTGTACCAGAAGTACCTGCTGTTCCTGATGTGCTTGTTGATGATACTTGAACTAAAGATACAAGACCTGTATCATCTATTGTTAATACATAATTTTCCCATCCTTGAGTAACTACAGGTAGATTATTTTTATTAAAACCTAAAGAGTTGTTAAAAAATCCTCTACCTTTATCTGGACTATCTAACCTATTAACTCCACTACTTCTATTTTCAGCCATCTATATGATTGTTTCATATAAATATTGAAAATTTTACAAAATGTATTTAGTTTTGTTCTTTAGATTCAACTCCGTATTTTATCCATTTATACCATATTCTTTCGTGAACATAATATTGGATAGGTTTCCATACTAATTCTATAATACTAAAGGCAGTACTTATTTTAATACTGCCTGTTATAACCCACATTGTTATAAAACCTATTCCTGTACTTAAGATACGATAACTTATGGTTTTGGCTATATGTCTTTTATAGTCTACCATCTTGTTTCATTTGTTCTCTAATTTTAGTTGCTGATATGTCAGCAATTTCTGTAGGTGGGATATGTTCTATAATATCATATCCTACTCCTCTTCCAAAATTGATTGAAGTAATATTTGGTACAACCATAACAACTACATTTCCATTTTTTACACCCTTACTATAATATTCTTCAATATTTTGTTTTACTTGTTCAGAGGTAAATGGATTTTTTTCACTTACTGGTGTATCACGTATCATAATACAGATATTTTTATCTGAATTTAATGCTTGTGAGAATAAATTTTTATGCCCGTCATGTAGAGGTTGCCATCTACCTAAGAACATTGCGAATCCATCTTCATCATTAACCATTGATGATTCTACATGATATTTTTTATCCCATATTTTATTATCCATGAATATAATTTAAAATAGTACTTAAGCTTTGTCCTGGTGTTTGGTTAGTAGTATCAATATCTATAAAATTAGATAATGGTGGTTCATAATCTTCTACATGAAATTGTTCTCTGCCTCTAATTTCAGTTGTATGAACATATATTTCAGTTATATTTCCTAAAGATTTAAATTCTTCTCTTAATTCTCTATAAGGTGATACTAACGATACGATAACATCAAATCCTTGATTTGCCAAATATCTTGCAATAGAATGTGCTGTTTTTATGTTATTTTCTCTACCTTGTTTAGAATAATCTTTATTAGTTAAAATTTCGCGTAAATCATCTCCATCAATATTAAATACTGTTGTATTTTCATTTAATTCAATGTAATGTTTTAACATTTTAGATAAAACTGTTTTACCATGTCCTGGTTGTCCTGTGAGCCAATATATCATGTGTTTTTAATTGAGTTTATAATTTCATTAATATCAAACATTTCATTAACATCCATATATGGACATTCATATGGTACACCTTCAAATGAATAATCAAATAAATAAGCATCTATTAATTTAGTATTACCTTTTGGTGGTTTTGATACTATGTTAGAATGAATAGTATATCCAAAATTTTTAGGTGAAGTTCCTACCCATAAAACAGTTGATGATAAATTTAAAGCAGATGCTATATGTTGGATGCTAGAGTCTATTAATACTCGTTTATCAGATACCCCTACTAATCCAAATAATTCCATATTACTCATTTGATAATCAATAACTTCAGCATTCTCTAATGGAATAGAACCTTGTCTCATTATTTGAATAATATGATAATCTTTTTTAAACTCTTCAACAATTTGAGTTGCTATATTATATGGTATATCTCTAGTCCAAGAATAACTTAGTTTTTGATTATAAAATGGACCTCCATTTGTTTGTAATAATAATATTGGTTTATCTCTAAGCCAACTAAGAGGTAATTGTTTTTGAACTAGATTAAAATGTATTTCAGGAAAATGACCTTTATATTTAACCCCCAATAAATCTGCCCAATTTTCAATTAAATGTTTTTGTTTAAGAATATGTGATGTTTGAAAATAAGGTTCATGCCTGAATATAAGTGTGTCTTTATCTTTAATATAGTCATCATAAAAATAACTAGTCATACCAACTTTATATACTCTATAAACAGATGGATTATTTATAAAAATCTCAGGATATGAGGCTACAATAATTATTTTTCTGTCAGGATATGTTTCATCAATAGATTTTAAAAGAGCAGTAGCTGCTATGTTTTTCCCTAATCCTCCTTCAATATGCCAAACTAAATATTTAGTTTTCTTATCAAATGAAATGATTTCTTGATCTAATTCTTCTTCAATAATTTCTGTATCAAATTTAGATTTATAACCTACTTTCATAATTAAATTTTATAACCAAAATCATTAAAAAACCAACCATAATTTTCTACAATCAGTCTACAAGCATTAGGTCCTAATACCTCTAAATAATCATCTTCTACAGGTTTAAGTTCTTGCCTAATAATATGATCTCCAAAAATACCATACCATTTATCATCCTCATGTGTTATTTGTTGAATATTTTTAAAATCATGTTGATAGAATGGTAATTCAAGATATTCATATATTTTTTTTAATTGTATATCAGGATCAGAACAAAGTTCCTCAAACTTAATAAATAAAATATTTTTATGTATTCCCTGAATTAATGTTTGGTATATTTTATCCATAGAAGGACCAATAGGTGGGTTTGTAAACCAGAATTGTATTCTTTTGTCAGTTGTAGTACCTGTTAAATTAACCCAATTAGCTAAATGATGATCTTGTAGTGGATGTTTTCTAAATTTTTTTTCTAAAGAAGAATATACTGCTCTTATATCTCTAATCATACAAATAATTTTAGGATTAGGATCAAAAGCATTAATAAATTCCCATTCTGAATTCCATCCTCTTGATTTATCTATTACATAAGGTTTATCAGTTATATTATTGTAAAAATTATAAAGACCTCCTTTAAGGAAGCCTTTAAAGCCATTTAACATTTCTTGCTCATTTTGAGCTTTAATTTCTAAACTATCTGTAAATATAGTTCTAGAGGTAGCCATCATCTCAAATAAACCAGATGTTGGAGTAGCATATATTTCTGGGTTTTGTCCTAAAATATTTTGTATTAAAGTAGACCCAGCCCTCGGCATAGAACTATTATAAAATACTTTTTCTATCATAACTTTTTTAATTTAAAACTAATTTAAATATTTTTAATATATTATTTCTCCAATTCCTAAACTACCAGATACAACTTGTGTAACTGTGGTACCTTGTTGAGTAGCTATAGTATCTAAAATAACACTATCATCTTCTCCCCAACTAGTAATTGCACTGCCTGAAAGTTTTACACTGTCAACATAAATACTTTTAAAACTAACTACTTCTCCATCATTATTAAAAGTACAATTTCCATAATATACACGGAAATTTACTTCATTAGTTCCTAAGACATAAGGATTTGCGGTCGCTGTAATGTAATCTCCAGTAATATATGCTGGAGAAGGATTAAATAATGTTGTTTGTTCAACAATACTAATAACTGGGTTGATTTTGCCAAAAATTGCTGTTTGTGCCATATTTATTTTTTATTATAAGTATTTAATTTGATATAAAATATATTAATTTAATTTTAGATTTCCAATCTAGTTTCAACAATTTTTAATCTTTCGTCTAATTCTTGAATTGATTTAATTACAGGAGCTATTAATTCTGTATAAGTCACACGATATGCGTCTTTTTTAGGATCATGTCCTAAAGCATCAAATCTAGTGTCTAATTCTGTTAATGCTTGGTTTAATTCTTGAGCTATTAAACCATAATGTTCTTTTTCTCCAGCTAATGTGCCATCTTTTTCTCCATATTTAAAACCACATTCTCTTACATATGTATCTCTATGATCCTTTTTAAAGGATACTGGTCTTAGTTTACGAATTAAATTTAATCCTAAATCAGAAGATAATGTTTCTATTTCTGTTTTATCTCTACAATCAGAAACTTCTGACCATGCTACATAAACACAATTACAAACATCATTTGCTGAATTTCCCCAAACTGTGTGGTTAGCTGCTGATGCTAAAGAATCAGATCCAACAGCTATAATATTAGAATGATTATAATATAACTGCGCTCTATAACCAATTGCTGTACTAGTAGCAGCTGTTGTGTTAGAATATAATGCTGAAGATCCAATTGCTACATTTTTATTACCACTTGAATTATTAAATGAAGAGTTAGTTCCAATACCTATATTATTAGAGGAATTTGTATTATATAAGGCATTACGTCCTATTCCTATGTTACTAGCTCCTGTAGTATTATCTAGTAAAGCATCCTTACCAACAGCTACGTTATTTGCTCCAGTAGTATTATCTTTCATAGCATTACTTCCAATAGCTACATTACTATAACCTGTTGTATTACCGCTGAAATTATTTCCAGGCCCTACTCTAGTATTTGTATCAATAGCTCCTGGACCTTTACCAACAAATACACCATGTATTAACATATCTCCAGGGGTACATACTCTACTATTTCCAGCATCAAAGAACATTAAGCTTGTACTTTGAATTTGAGTAGTATTACATGTAAGTACTGGGAATCCTGGTTGATTATTAAATGTATTTCCACTTATACCTGCAGTACCATTTACAGATAAACCATTTGTACCTGCTGTACCTGAAGTACCTGAGGTACCTGAGGCTGCACTTGCACCATTTGCACCTGCTGCTCCATTAGCACCATTTGTACCATTTGTACCTGATGTGCCTGAGACTGCACTTACACCTGATCCTCCTGCATTACCATTAGCTCCTGTAGTACCTGAAGTACCATTTGTACCTGAGGTAGCACTTACACCTGATCCTCCTGCATTACCATTATTTCCTGCTGTACCTGAAGTACCTGAGGTACCTGATACCGCACTTGCACCATTTGCACCTGCATTACCATTAGCTCCGTTTGTACCATTTGTACCTGAGGTACCTGAAACTGCGCTAACACCAGATGCTCCAGCGTTACCATTAACTCCATTTGTACCTGATGTACCGTTTGTACCTGAGACTGCGCTTACACCTGAAGTTCCTGCATTACCATTAACTCCATTTGTACCTGATGTACCGTTTGTACCTGAGACTGCGCTTACACCTGATGCTCCGTTAACTCCTGAAGTGCCATTTGTGCCTGAAGTACCATTTGTACCTGAGGTTCTTGATTCACCTGAAGCTCCAGCATTACCTGTTGCTCCAGTTGTACCATTTGTACCATTAGTACCCGAAGTTGCGCTTACACCAGATGCTCCAGCGTTACCATTAACACCATTTGTGCCTGAGGTACCATTTGTGCCTGAGACCGCGCTTACACCTGAAGTTCCAGCATTACCATTAACTCCATTTGTACCTGAAGAGCCATTAGTACCTGAGGTACCTGAGGCCGCACTTGCACCTGAGGCTCCAGCTGCTCCAGCAGTACCACTTGATCCATTTGTTCCTGAAGTACCTGAAGTAGCACTAGCTCCTGAAGCTCCTGCGTTACCTGAGGTACCATTTGAACCTGAAGTACCTGAGGTAGCACTTACACCTGATGTGCCTTCGACTCCATTGATTCCGTTTGTACCATTAGAACCTGAGGTACCTGAGACCGCGCTAACACCTGAAGTACCAGCAACTCCATCAATACCATTTGAACCATTTGTACCTGAGGTACCTGAGACTGCACTTACACCTGAAGTACCTGTATTTCCATTTATTCCATTTGTGCCATTTGAACCTGATGAGCCTGAGACCGCGCTAACACCTGATGTTCCTGCTACACCATTAATACCATTTGTACCTGAGGAACCATTTGTACCTGAAGTTGAGCTTATACCTGAGGTACCTGCTACACCATCAATACCATTTGAACCATTTGTACCTGATGTTCCTGATAATGCACTAACACCTGAGGTACCAGCAACTCCATCAATACCATTTGTACCGGCTGAACCTGAGGTGCCTGAAGTACCTGATGTTCTGGATAGACCTGAATCACCTGCTACTCCTGAGGTACCGCTTGAACCATTTGTACCTGAAGTACCTGAGATAGCACTTGTTCCTGAGGCACCATTATTTCCTGAGGTACCATTTGAACCTGAAGATCCACTAGTACCAGATAGAGCTGAAGTTCCATCTTCTCCTATATTTCCGTTTGAACCTGAAGTACCTGATGTTCCTGATGTTCCTGAAATTGCACTTGTTCCATTTATACCTGCCTCTCCATTTGTACCTGCTGAACCTGAAGTACCACTTGTACCTGAGGCTGCACTTATACCATCATCTCCTGTGACTCCATTTGAGCCAGATGAACCTGAGGTGCCTGAAGTACCTGATGTTCTGGATAGACCTGAATCACCTGCTACTCCTGAGGTACCGCTTGAACCATTTGTTCCAGATGTTGCACTAACACCTGAAGTGCCTGCTATACCATCAATTCCGTTTGAGCCATTTGTACCTGATGTTCCTGATAATGCACTAACACCTGATGTTCCTTCATTACCTGAGGTACCTGATGAACCATTAGTTCCTGAAGTACCTGATGTTCTGGATAGACCTGAATCACCTGCTACTCCTGAGGTACCGCTTGAACCATTTGTACCTGAAGTACCTGAGATTGCTGAAGTTCCATTTTCTCCATTAACTCCATTTGATCCTGATGTACCTGAGGTACCTGAAGTACCAGAAATAGCACTTGTACCTGAGTTTCCGTTATCTCCTGAGGTGCCACTTGAACCAGAAGTACCTGAAGTTGAGCTTATACCTGAAGTACCTGCATTACCATTATTTCCTGAGGTACCATTTGAACCTGAAGTTCCTGAAGTACCAGAAATAGCACTTGTACCAGAAATTCCATCATTTCCTGAAGTACCATTTGAACCTGATGTGCCTGAAGTTGCACTTATACCTGAGGTACCTGCATCTCCATTAATTCCATTTGACCCTGAGGTACCTGAGGTGCCTGAAGTAGCACTTATTCCTGAAATTCCATTATCTCCTGATGAACCACTTGAACCTGATGTACCTGAGGTAGCACTGATACCTGATATACCATTATCTCCTGATGAGCCACTTGAACCTGATGTACCTGAAGAACCTGATGTTCTGCTCTCACCACTTAAACCTGAAGAACCGCTAGTTCCGCTTTCTCCTGATGAACCTGAAGTTCCTGAAGAACCGCTAGTTCCGCTTTCTCCTGATAAACCTGAAGTTCCTGAAGAACCGCTAGTTCCGCTTTCTCCTGATGAGCCTGATGTACCTGAAGAACCTGATGTTCCGCTCTCACTACTTGAACCTGATGAACCTAATGTACCTGAAGAACCTGATGTACCAGAAGTGCCTGAAGTTGCACTTTCTCCTGAAGTACCTATAGATCCTGATGTACCTGATGTACCTGATGTATTAGATTGACCTGATTCACCGGCATTACCTGAAGTACCTATAGAACCTGAAGATCCACTTGTACCTGAAGTAGTACTTTCTCCTGAAGTACTTGCATCTCCTGAAGTACCTATAGAACCTGAAGATCCGCTAGTACCAGATGTAGTACTTACACCTGATGTACCATTTTGTCCTGAATTACCATTTGAACCTGAGGTACCTGATGTACCTGAAATTGCACTTGTACCTGAAATTCCATCATCTCCTGAAGTACCATTTGATCCTGATGAACCTGAAGTACCTGAAGTACCAGATATACCATCTTCACCTGACGTACCTGATGAACCTGAGCTACCACTTAAACCACTTATTCCTGAAGTACCATTTGCTCCTGAAGAACCAGAAGAACCTGTTGAACCTGAAGTTCCAGAAATACCTGATGAACCTGAAATTCCTGATTCACCACTTGTTCCTATTGAACCAGATGAACCTGATTCACCTGAAGTGCCTGAAGTGCCATTTCCTCCAGATACACCATTTGATCCGTTTGAACCAGAAGTACCTGAAAGGCCTGAAGTTCCATTTTCTCCAGCTATACCATTTGAACCTGTTGAGCCAGATGAACCTGAAGTTCCTGAAATAGCACTATCTCCATCTCCTCCGGCTACACCATTTGAACCTGTTGAGCCAGATGTACCTGAAGTACCTGAAGTGCCTGAAATACCTGAGGCTCCATTTTCTCCAGATGTACCATTTGAACCTGTTGAACCTGATTCACCTGAAGTACCTGAAGTACCATTTTCTCCAGCTACACCATTTGATCCGTTTGAACCTGATGAACCTGATGAACCTGAAGTACCTGAAATAGCACTTATTCCATCTTCTCCAACTATACCATTTGATCCGTTTGAACCAGATGAACCTGAAGTACCTGAAGATGCTGAAGCTCCGTTTGCTCCAACTGCTCCATTTGAACCAGCTGAACCTGAAGATCCACTAGTACCTGAAATTGCACTTTCGCCTGAAATACCGGCTTCACCATTTGAACCAGATGAACCTGATGTGCCTGAAGTACCTGAAGTTCCATTTTCTCCAGCTACACCATTTGATCCGTTTGAACCTGATGAACCTGAAGTACCTGAAGATGCGGAAGCTCCGTTTATTCCTATATCACCAGAAGTACCATTTGAACCTGAAGAACCTGATGTACCTGAGGTGGCACTTGCTCCATCTTCTCCAGCTACACCATTTGAACCTGCAGAACCTGATGAACCTGAAGTACCTGAGACTGCTGAATTTCCATTTGTCCCTATATTACCTGAAGAACCTGCTGAACCTGAAGATCCACTAGTTCCTGAAATTGCACTTTCGCCTGAAATACCAGTTTCACCATTTGAACCAGATGAACCTGAAGTGCCAGAGGTTGCGCTTTGACCTGAAATACCAGATTCACCGTTTGAACCAGATGAACCTGATTCACCTGAAGTGCCTGAAGTGCCATTTCCTCCAGATACACCATTTGAACCTGTTGAGCCAGATGAACCTGAAGTTCCTGAGACCGCACTTTCACCTGATGCTCCTATATTACCTGATGAACCAGCACTACCACTTGAACCTGAAGTTCCTGAAATTGCACTTGTTCCATTTTCACCGGTTATACCATTTGTACCAGATGAACCTGAAGATCCACTAGTTCCTGAAATTGCACTTGTTCCATTTTCACCGGTTACACCATTTGAACCAGATGAACCTGAGGTACCTGAAGTACCTGAAGCTGCTGAAGTTCCGTTTGCTCCTATATTGCCTGAAGATCCAGCACTACCGCTTGAACCTGATGTACCAGATTCAGCAGATGTACCTGAAATGCCTGTATTTCCTGAAGATCCATTTGATCCTGATGTGCCAGATGTACCTGATACACCTGCAGTACCTGAGGAGCCTGAAAGTCCACTTGTACCAGATGTAGAATTTACATATCCAATTATTCCTGTTTCTGGATTGTAAGTTACAACATAAGGACCAGATTGAACAGGAAGTGTTTGTAATACAATTGGTTGAGTTGAACCTGAAATTACTAAAGAACCAGTAATAACAGCTGAACCTGAAAAAGGAAATCCTGTTCCTGAACCTCCAGAACTAGTAATATATACTGTTATACCATTTGTGTCAAAAGAGGTTAATTCAACAGAGCCTGAAAAGTTTATAAAGGGAACACTAGAACTAACTAATGTACCATTTTGGTAAATATCAATTGTGCCTCCACCACTTGTTGGATCTATATTATATACCCCTACAGGAACTTGGTCTAAAAATCTTACTTGAGCCATTATATGTTATTATCCTCTATAAATATTTAAAAAACAATTATATTGCATTTACTTTTTTCTTTATTTCTAAAGCTTTTATAGTTTCTGGGGTTGTGATGGTTCCATTATTATTTACTTCACCATCGTATATAGCATCTACTGAAGATGCTTCTATAGAGAATATAACTTTAGTTTTATCTGAGAATTTCTTTAATGAATTTAAATCTTTTTGTAATATGTTTGGTGTTATATATCCATGTAATTTTAAATTAAATGTACTTTTAACAATACGATCATTGTCTTGAACTAATTCTGTTTGGAATCCAAACGAATCAATCATAGTTTTAAATTTAAAACGTTGTGGATCACCCCAGTATGAATCAGAAGCATATTCCATTGCTTCAACAATTTTATTTAATTGTTCAACATAATATGTGAATACAACACAACTGTAAGTTATTGTTACATAATCTGGTATTACAGTAGCATAATATTGTTTTTCTGGAATTCTATTGTTTAGTACTTTAAAATTGTCATATGAATTTCTAGGATCATATTTCTTTTGTGATATACTGTAGTTGTGGGGGTTGTTAGCGTCTAATTTGTTTCCTATAGATCTGTTTTTCTCCATGGAATCTCTTTTAAACATCATTAAAGGTGCCATAATTTTACCTTTTTGATCTCTATAATATCCATCTTTTTGATATGATTTCCATTTTTCAGGAGAACCATAAATTACAGGAACAGGTAAACGTTGACCATTTTGTATTACTGAGGGTTGGATAACGTTTTCAAAATAGTAAAACACAGCTTCATCAATATCTTGAATACCGATACTGAATGGTTTTACATTATCTCCTTTAAATGATGTATTTAACGCACGTTGTATCCCAGGGACATCAGGGTCCGCGAAATTGGGGTTTCCAGCAGGACTATACGTTGATTTATGCTGGTCTACGCTAATTTGGCGTTGGGTCTTCGGTGTGGGTTTATGTAGTCTTCCTTCGCTCATTATAGTCTAGATATTTCAATGTTAATTTTATCAGATGGAGTGTAATGACATGTACAAATTACAGATACGTTATATCCAAAATCTCCTAAATCTGTTTCATATGGATTATTTCCATCTGCATCTAAATAAGGATATTGAGGATTTTTACCTACAAAGAATTGAGTTGTATTAACATTATCTATTTCCCAATATCCATTTTGATACATAATTACATCTCCTATTTCTGGGAATACTTGAGAATCTACAAGATCATCACGTAAAAATTTAAATGTTACAGACCAGTTAAAGTCTGTACCTAAATCATCTACTGTATAATCAAAGGCTGATGGTTCAATAAGTGCAAATAATAATACTGGGTCTACAAAATATCTTCCTTCAGCTGCTTCCCCATACATGTTAACAGGTGTCTCTCCTACTTTATATTTGTAGAAGACAATCTGTTGAGAAATGATTTTATGCATCAATTCTCTATTAACATGTCTGAACATGCTTATGTCGCGTTTTTCTCCAAAAAGAGCCATATTATTTATTTAAGCAATGTATATTGGCATTGGTACTTGACTAATTTCTTGAACACGAGCAACTGTTTCTGCTGCTCTTCTTTCAAGTAAAGCTTGACGTGAAGTTTGATCAAAATATTCTCTTAATCTTAAGATTAATGCTTCTTTTGATGTTTGAGCACTTGTTATTAAAGTATCACCATTTAATGTTACTTCAGCACCTGGGATTGGAATTTGAGAGTATTTATTTCTAGTGTATCCTAACATTTCTTTAGCTAATGCTAAAGTATATTCAAATATCCAACTTCTACCAATTGAGTTAATTTTAGAGTATGTTGGGTTAACATAAGGAACATCTGAGGTGTTATTTATTTTGTTGGTTCCATTAGTAAATGCTGAGTCTAATCGTTCTTGGATCTTAATGAAATCAAATATTAAGAAATGTCCATACCCTAAATCTCCTCGATCTTCTTCTCCAATATCAAATCCTCCAGTACCAGGAATAGGAAATACAGTTAATATATTATTTACAATATTAAAAGTATAATTAGATAACATTACTGTATTCTGCATTTCAATAGCTTGTATATTTTGCATATTGAAACTTGTAGGCATCATTAAGTAATTAGCGAATCCATATCCAAATCCATATAAACCTGCTGCTGGTACTCCACCTAATCCACCTTGTCCAGTCATTAGAGTGGTAGAATATAATTGACTTACTGCTGGGGGTGGTTGATAGAATACATTTTTAATTTCAATTCCACCTACAATATTTTCATCTTCTGCCCATTTTGTTAAATCATATCTCTGTACACCTCGTTGTAGTTCTAATTGACCTTTATACCAAGTAACATTACCACCAGCTCCTGCTTCTTCTCCATATTGTTGAGATATTCTAACAATATTAGCCATTGATGGAGTAATAATATCTGTGTTTACATTTACAGTAGTTGATGCTCCTTCTAAAGATAAATAATTGTCTCTAGTTTGAAACGCGTATAATTCATTACCATATATAGTTGTGGCTTCTTCAAATCCAGCCCAAAAATTAATATCTTGTAATTCAACATTCTCAATAGGATATCCTAAACGAAGAGCACAAAAGTTAGCAACCCTGTTAGCATCATTTTGGAATTCACCATCATTATCATAGAAACCAAATGGAGTTGGTGGTGGCCAACTTTGGCTTACATAGAATGATGATGATACTTGGGCAAATGAACTTGAACCAGGCCAAATAGCTATTGAGGTTGATGACATGTTTTTCTATTTAGTTTGTAGCAATATAATATTCTATATTTGCTGATGTTGTTGAAGGTTGAACTTTTACTGATTTAATATCATCAAATGTTAATCCACTAGTACTTCCTGTCATTTTACTAGTAGATAACATATATGAACTACCAGTAGAAATTAAATAACTCATAGCCTCATTTGATGAAGATATAATTAATTTAATAGGAGTAGATGTTGAATTGTTAGTTACTCTAACATACTGAATACTACTTGTTACAAAAGTACCAGCTCCTGGGTTTGCATCCATTGAAAATAATGTAGTAACTGATCCTGATGGGACACTAAGACTTCTATTATCAACATAATTAATATTATTAATAGTGTTAGTAACAGAGGATCCTACATTGTCTCCATTTAAATTTAATATTTCAAATATTTGAGAAGTAAAAGTTGCCATGTTTTTATTTATAAATATTAAGATGTTTTGTTTTTATATTCATAATCTAATATTTTACCTACTAAATCAGATCTATGGTTTTCTTTTAATTTAACCCATTTAATTTCATCTATTTTTTTAGATAATTCAATAACATATGATAAACCATTCATTTCACCTGTTGAAGTTTTAATATCAGTTTGTTCATTATCTCCATTAATTATGATTTTACCATTTTTACCTAAACGAGTTAATATGGCTAACATTTCTGATTTTGTTAGGTTTTGTGCTTCCTCAACTATTAGAACATCATCTACTGTTTTTCCTCTAATAAATTGAACAGGCATTGCTTTAATTTTTCCATCTGTAATAAGTTTTGGAACTTCAGTTTTATCAACACAGCATTTGTTTAGATTTTCTACTAAAGCCTCCATATATGGATCAAATTTTTCATTTAATGCTCCTGGTAGATATCCTAGACTACGACCTACTTCAATTGCTGATCTTGTGTTATAGATACAATCTATTTGTTTCTTTTTTAAGAAATCTAAGGCTGTTTGAGCACAAACTAAAGACTTACCTGAACCTGCTCTTCCTGTTATTATAACAATTTGGTTATCTATAATTGTTTGTTTGGCTTCTTTTTGTTCAGTGTTAAGTTGAATTTGACTAATCGCTTTAATTTCAGATTTCCGTTCTCTGTTTGATTCTCTCATAAATTATTTTTTTAGTTAAAACATTTTCTTTAAATGTTTATTATTTTTAAGCTATTCTACCAACAGTTAATATAATTGAGGGGATATCAGGACCTACAGTTGGTGAAGTATTATAATGGATTCTAAAATTAGTTTGATCTGCACCATATCTTAATTCATAATAATCTCCAGCAGAGGCAGATATATAAAAATTCCAAGCAGCTACTTGAGCATCATTTTGCCCCCCAGCTAATGTTATTTGAGTATTAGTTTCAGGTACATTTGTTCCATTTTTTGCTAACCAAATATACCCATTTACAGTAGTACCACTTGTTTTATCAACTTGGGCTGAAAATTGGATATCATATATTCCAGTATTAGATATTTGAATTTGATTTCTAATTGGTCCTCCTATAGTTATACCACTACTAAAATCTGTTGAACTAAAAGACATAGAATATGGAGTATTTTGGGCTACTGTAGTTAAAGAAGCTGTATGATAAGCCGATAAATAATAGCTTTGAACTGAGCTTGTATAGCTATTAAAAGTTGAAGATGATACAAAGGAACCAGTTAATCCAGTATAAATTTCATCAAATGTTGTTTGTTTTGTTACTCCATCTTGCACTATAGCAAATAATTCATTACCTGTTAAAGGATCAGATGATGGAAGTTGTGATATTGGTAAATTTGGCATATTATTAAATTAAAGCTGTTACAAATATTGATGAACTATCTTCTTGTAAGATAGTAAAATAATCTTGAGAAATAGAATTATATTCTTCCTGTGCTAAAAATCCTATATTTTGAATTGTAGGGATATAAGGACCTTTATTTTGATATGTTGTCCAATTACTTCTAGCTTCACTTAATTGATATAAATACTGATTGTAGTATTGTACTTGTTCGTTTATTTGGAGTTTAGAAATATGGGATAATTGGCTAAATTGAGGCCATGTTATTTCTTCAAAAATATTAAACATGAGTGTTTTTATTATACATATGAAAAAAAGCCCCGCTTTCGCGGGGTTATTCATTTAATATTTATTACTTTTTTCTCGGTTTTTAGTTTTTTCTAAAGGTTGAGTGTTAAGGTAATGAAAACATTTATATAAATTTTCTTCGTTATTCAAATCAAAAGAATCTACTGGTTTAATATGATCTATTTCCCAATATTCTCCATAATTATCCCAATTCATTTCTGAAGTAAATTGATATTCAAGATACTGAGTATATTCATCCATATTGCATCCTAAATATTCTATGGTACGATTTCTTTTTAATGTCTGATATGTTTTAAGAGCTTCATTAATTCTAGCTGATGTTACATGTTTTATTCTAAATGATATATCTGTGTGGTATTGGTTTTTATTCCATTCTCGATATAATTCTTTTTTAGTATGGTAATGATTGTTACAATATTGATTAAAATATTCTTTATTTTGATCTCGGTATGTTTTATAGTAGTCTGAGCGAATATCTTTAGTTTGTAAATAATATTGTTTTTTTTCTTGTTTCATACAAGTTTTACAGTAAATATGTTTACCATCACTTGATGTTTTTTTATTATAAAATTCATTTATATTATATTGTGAATTACACATTTTACATATTTTATTATCCATAGTCCAGAATTTTCAGGTCTATTATACATATTAAAAAGAGCCGCAAAATGCGGCTCTTAATAATCATTCTATGGTTTTATATTAGATGGTGTTTAAACCATTGATATAAATTTTGCCATAGAATTCCGGACGAAGCATTTTCTTAGCGTAACGGGTTAAGAGACCTTTTCTTGGTGTGAAGGTTTCTGGATCGTACACTAATGGAGTCATGATCAACGGAATATAAGGAGCAAATACAGCACCTGTTTCTAGGAATTGTGAACCTTTGTATCCCATTAAGATCAAGTTTTCAGTCATGTATGGGTTCTTGTAAACCTTGTAACGACCGTTAACTGAACCAATTTTCTGAACACCGAATGCATATTCCATTTGATCAGCTTCACCGTTGTTTGTAGAAGCAAATCCTGGGATTGACTCAAGGATAGTTGCTACAGTTGGTGAAGTGATTAAGAAATTAGCACCACCTCTTAAGGTTAACTGGTGGATCTTGTTAGATACTTTTTGGATTTTAGTACCTAAAGTTTGGAACCACTGACCTTGAGTGTTGTAGAATGCTGAAGCATTGTTTTCAAATGCAGTACCAGTAGCATTGATTACTTGGTTGTTAATAGCTGACCAGTATTCAGTTTCAGCAGCAGCATCTTCGATTAACATATCTAAGATTTCTAAATCAATTTCCATTGAAATATACTCACTCATGATGTTTGTTAATTCAGCTTCTGCGTCAATGTTCTGGTAAGCAGCTAAGTCTTGAGCAAATTCTGGCGTCCATACTGCTTTCAATTTCTTGGTTTTTGCAGTGATGGCAGATGATTGCATTCTAACATTGATTTCAGGAATAACGATGTCTGTTGTTGAAGCAGCGTTTGGTACTGAGAAAGCACCTTCAGCTTCAAAATCACCTCTACCTGAACCACTGAAGTTGTTACCACCTGAGAATACTGGAATACCTTCTTGGTTACCGGCTTTCTGATAAGTTACAACGTATGGACCAGTGTTTGCGATTTCAGCAGTTGAAGCTGATACGTAGAAAGTAATAGTGTTGTTAGTGTAGTTGTAAGTAGTGAATTGGTTTAAACAATCCTCAACGGCTAAAGTTGAACCTGAAGTTAAGATAAATCCACGTACTGCATCTTGGTCAAATGCTACTAAGTTTGTGCTAGCATCAGGGAAAATAATTTCCTTAATTGTACCAGCAGCTACTGATGCTGAGAAAGCAGAATCAAAATTTACGTCAGCAAATGAAGCTGATGAAATTGAAGCTGTAGTGATTGTAGCTGAACCAGAGAATTGGTTAGTTGCATATGTAAAACGACCTTCTGGACCACCATATAAACCGCCAACTGCTTCTGGAGTAGAGAATGGGAATCTTGAGGCAGTGTTTCTGTTACCATATAATGAAGAACCTGCAGTAAATGGTGACTTAGAATTACCATATTGGAAATCTAAGAAGAACACCAGGCCTGAAGGCATGTTCATTGGTTGAACTGAAACAAACTCTTTAGCTACGATAGTACCGAATACTTTTCTAACTAAAGGAAGAGCAATACCAGCCCAGTTCTCACCTTGTCCGTTTGATACGAAAGATGAATTTGAAGAGATAGTGTTTGCTTCTGTTACTAACTGCTTAGCTTGGTTTTCTAATAGAATAGACATGTTATTCTTTTCGATTTCACCTAAACTTTCAAGTAAGCCTGTTTTAGCCCACTTGCCAGCTAATCTAGCAGCATCGCTTTGCATGTTCTTCCAAGAACCTGCAGCGCTTTCTAATAATTGTTGTACTTGTGACATTTTTTAAATTTGGTTTTTAGTTTTTGTTAAATTTTATTACTTAATACCGGCCAATTTCTGCCATCTGGAGAATTGGTCGTTTACTTCAAGTATTGGTTTCTTTGTTGGAGCAACACCTGATGCTTTAGAAGCACCTCCGAACATTGATTCGTTGATAGAAGTTTTCTTTTCTTTAGCATTATTAGATAGTGTTTCAAATACAAGTTTAACTTCTTTTACTGTTGCTGCTTTATCAAAAGCTTCCAATACTTTCACTTTTTGTGATTCTGATAATGTTCTGGCTTTGAAGATTTTGTTAGTGTAAAGTAACTTAGCGTTTAATAAATTAACTTCGTTAAGTTCAGCTCTGATAGTGTTGATTGCTTTATTAGCTTCTGCAAGTTGTTCTTCCATTTTCTTGGCTTTCTTCTTGTAGTCTTCAACTCCTTCTTCTTCTGCTGTGTCTTTTTTATCACCACGTTTTTTAGCAGGTACATCTCCTTTATTACCACCATATTTCTTTCTTTCAGTCATTAATTCGGCTAATAATTCTTCGATGTCAACTTCTTCTTCATCTTCCATTTCTATTTCATCATCACCCATTTCGCCTTCTACTTCACCTTCCAGTTCACCTGCGGCTACCATATCAGCGATTACACTTTCAATGAATGATTTAAGGTCTTCTTCAGTCATGTTTTCCAGATCCATTTCTTCATCTTCTTCGCCCATTTCCATATCTTCCTCTTCAGCCACATTACCATGTGCTGTGGGTCCTTTGGGATCGTTGATTAAGTCCTCTTCACCTTCCATCATTTCTTCTTTTTCACCTTCTTCCATTCCTTCTAGTTCTCTAAGGAGTTCATCTAAGTCCATTTCTTCCATATCTTTACCTTCTTCCATGTCTTCAGCCTCATCCATGTGAGTTGCTTCATCCATTTCTTTAGATTCATCCATGTCGAAATTTTCTTCCATTTCTTCCTTTTTCTCTGCCATCATATCATCAGCTTCATCCATATTATCCATTTCAGCTAACTTTGCAGCTAACTTTTCTTTCAAATACGGTGTGAATGCTTCTTCTAGAGCGGCTTTTGCATTTGCAATAGCGGTTTCTTTTACGGCTTTTGCATCAGCGATTGCTTCGGTTAGCAAACTTCTGTTCATACCTTTTGTCCTCAAATTAAATTGTTGTTGGAAATACGCTTATTGTTAACGAATGTTAAAGCGTAATAGAAATTATTTATATTAATATGGTATAAGAAACCATATATTTCTCATATACATATATGAGGATATTTGAAAATCGCAGAGTTAGAAAAAAAAGCCCACTTTCGTGGGCTTTAGTCCAAAGATACTATCTTTGAGGGGCGATTACCTATGGTAGCAGGCTTCTTAAATAATAGGACAAGTCCCATTAGCGCAAAGTATTTCCATTAATAAAGAATTTACTTTTGCGAATTTATCTTCAATGTTATGTTCTTTACCTTCTCTAACCAAGTGCATATATGAGCCTGGGTTTGAAGGTGTAGAAACGAAATCCCAACATAATAATTCAAAATCATCTTGTACTTCTAATGTTTCACCAATTTGTTTTAAACTTCCCATTCCACGAGAAGACACACCTACTGTAACATTATTTTCTATGAGTGCTTTTAATATATTTCCAGATGAAGTAGGTAATATTTCTATTTTACCAAGTACTTTATCTCCATCCCATCTTACTTCTCTAATAACATGAGATACATTTTTTAAATTGATTATAGAAGAATCAGGATGGTCTAATTCACCCATAGCTCTATTTTCTTTAATGATTTGGGAGTATTTATCCATTTCTCTCTCCCATAATTCTTTAGGATAATATCTACCATTACCATTTTTAACTTCAGCTGTGGCTAGTACACCCTCTACCATAGGATTACCAGAAGGTGCTTTTAAACCTTCAGTTAATTGTATGGGAGATACATTAAATGGTATAGTTTCAATTAGTACTTGTTTCATTTAGTTTAATTCTTCGTTTATTAAATTACGAATTACTGAGCGGAGTTTGTTTTCTTTTAAAGAATCCAATTTTTCCTCACTCATGTCATTTAATTTTCTTTTTTCAGTATTTATCCAAGCATTAGCATTGCCTTCACCTTCAATAGATTTAACTTTTTTTCCATTTTTAAAAATATCATACATTCCCTCCCCTTTATATTCTTTAGTAAATATTTTATTTATATTACTTAATTCAGGTTTTTTAAATCCCATAGGATCATTAAACATTCCAATACCTTCATTTGTTGATTGATTTTCTTTTAAATCACCATATCCACTTGATTTAAATTTACCTTTAAGTGGTTTTGATACTTTTGATGTTTCTAAACCAATACCTTTAACACCAAACATTCCATTCTTAGCATAATAGTTAATATCTTTAGCCATGTTTTTTAATACAATAGCTTTTAATTCGTCAACTGTTTTTTTAGCATTTTTTGGATCATCCATTTCAGCTAAATACCCGATTAAGAATGATTGACCATAAACGTTATCTATGTTTTTAGGATCTTTATTGTCAAATTGATGATCTAAAGCAGCTTTAACATCTTTGTCAATTTTTTCAAATGTGTTTTGGTCACCATATTCTTTAGTGTCTTTAACACCAACAGCTTCTTTTAAATTTGTTTCAAATATTTTGAACCAATTTTTATTTGCTGTTACAGTACTAGTACCTTCAGATAATATGCTTTTGCTTTTTAATATATGAACAGCAGTATTATAGTCATTTCCTGGAGTTATTAGTTCAGGGAATACACGACGAGCACTTTTTAAAAAGTCGTCTTTGTTTCCTTTGCCTTCTTTAATAAGGTCGTATTGTTGTTGTATTGTCTTTTCCATTTGTTATAAATATTATAGATAGAATAATACTGCACCTGATGATAAAGAAGCACTTGTAACATAAATTGGTACTGTAGTTCCTGCTGGAAGTGTCCAATTTGTAGTTGCTAAATTAACTCCTTGATAATCTTTAAGTCCTGTAAAAGTTGCTGAACCTGAGACTACTGTGAATCCAGCGAAAGATCCTGTTATTGATGCTGTTGTTACTAATCCTGTTGCGTTAACTGGTACGTTTGCCATTTTATTCTTGTTTAAATAGTTCTATTAAGTCGTTTAAATAATCGTTAGCTAAATCTGTACCATATACTACAGTGAATGAATCTGGATTTTCTCTATAGAAATCCATAGTTTCATGTTTTGCTTTTTGTAGAAATGGTATTAAAGCATTTAGTTTATCTTCTAATAAATCAAAACCTTTTAATCGGCTTGATATAAATTTTCTTCTATCAGGGTCAGTTATATTTAATCCATCTAAATATGAATCTACATCTTCAGATTCCCAAAGTGGTTTAACTATAATACCTTTTGCTTTTTTATTTAATTCTTTTTGGTTAACTAGTTTATAGTTAAATTTTTTAACATAAACATTGTCTTTTACACCTTCAGGACCAGCAGCTGGACCTGGACCAAATGTTGCTCCTGGTCCTTCTTCTACTTTTTTAAATCCAGCCTGAGTATATGCTCCATATGTTGATTTACGAGGAGATGGACCTGTATGGTTTTCACCTTCACCACCTGATATAAATCCTGAATTTGAACCAATTGAGGATGTTTCTTTTATTTTATATTTGAACTTACCCATTTACTTTACTAAGTTCTTCTAAAAGTTCATAATATTGTAATAAATTGACCAAATCATCATTACCTATATTTTTAGTTTTTCCTACAGGTGACAGTAAACTATTAACTTCATTCAATTTAATTTGAATAGTTTTATCTGTTATTTTTGATTTATGTTGATTTAATTTTGTTTTAATTTCTTGAATTTTAGTATTGTAAAATTCTTTTAATTTAGGAGTTGAATCTACTGAGTTAATAAATTCTTTTAATATTTCTTTTTGGTTTTCATTTAATGAGGCATATTTGCCATTAAATTTCTCTAACATAACTTTATATGTTAGAATACGTAAATCTTTATCGTATGATTGAAACTCAGTTAATAATTCGTCTTCAATCTTTTGTTTGTTAATATTTTTAGAGGTTAATGTCTCTAAAATTGCTATTTTATTATCTATGATTTGATCAGGGTTAGATAATTGATCACTGTTATATATTTCTAATAAAGTATATAAAGAGGCATAATATTTGTAACTAGAAATTTTAGTTTTAAAAAATTCTTCTAAATTGTAATGTTTAGATATTTCTTTAATTAAGTTATATTTTTGTCTCTTTAAAGTACCTCTGTTTAAATTTTTAGAAGACTCAACAATGGAATTAATTACTAATTCTGCTTTACCCTCTGTTAAATTTTTATACTTTGAAAGAGCCTCATATAGTTTATATTCTCTTCCTAGTTCACTCTTAATAAAGTATTTTTTTAAAATATCAGTCGCCTTAGAATCTTTACCTGACAATGTATCTGATGTAATTTGTCTGACAAGTAATTCAAATAAGATTCCTGTATTTTTATACTTCGAATGTTTTATATTCATCCTTGGTTGTTTAATTATAAATATATAAAGATTTTTATTCTCTTATTTGTTTTTCATCTAATAGTGAACTTTCTGCAATTACAGTTTTGTTTTTCACTAAACTTTCTATTAGACTTTTATTTTTTAGATAAACCTGTTTAGCTTCTAAAGCTAATGGTGAACCACCTTTAAATTTAGGATTAATAGAATCTGATTCATTATCATCATTTTTCATTCCTTTAGCCCCTAATCTATCTTTACCAAAATTATCATTTTGAGTATTACGATCTGTTGGACTTTCTTCAGGACGACCTAATTTTACATCATCACCAAATCCTACAGGTACATTTTCTGGGTCAGAATACATTCTACCTTTACCATATAGTGAGGCTAAATCATGTGGTGTACCATATGATTTACCTGTGATTTTAGGATCATTACCTTCTTCTTTTACTTGAGCATATCTAAAGGCACGTTTTTGATCTTCTAATATCATGTCTCTATATTCATCATATTGTTCCTCACTGAATTTGAATATGTTATCATAAATCCAGTCTGTAGGAAGTAATTGAGTTTCCATGATTTTAGCAGCTAAATCAACTTTTTGGGTTAATAAAGCTATTTTTTCCTGATCATATATAATTGAAGGACCTGTTAAATCTAATTCAAAATTAGTTAATTCTTCACCTGTATAACCTTGTGAATATAAATGTACTAATGCTATTTTATATAATTCTGATAATGTTATACGTTGAATTCTATCAATTGTACGGGCAAATCTAATATCTTCTGCAGCTAATGTAGCCTTACCAGATAAATCTTTTTCATAACCCATGAATGCTTTAGGTACTTTAAGAGCAGCAAATAATTTGTCTCTTAAATACTCTACATCATTAATACCATCATATTGTAAACCAGGTGCAGTTTCCATTTTAGTGGCACTGTCATTACCTCTTACAGGAATATAAAAATCTTCAAGTAAATTTTGCATATTATACTTAAGATTATATTCACCAGTATTACTATCCATTAACGGGGTACGTTTCATGGTAGAGATTGTTTTTTGCATGAAGTTTTCTACTTCATTTGGTGGTATTGAACCCACATTAATATAAAATATACGTCTATCTGGGCTACGTGATATTCTATGAATTAACATAGCATCTTCCATTAACACATATTGTTTAAAGATACGACGAGCTGGTTCTAGATATGAACGACCATAAGGTAAGTAATTAACATCTGTTAATAATCTAAAGTGAGCTATTTCATAATTATCAAAATATATGCCATTTTGATTGTCTGTATATGTGTTAAGAGTAGGAGAACCATAATATCCAGAACCACCACCATATACTCCTTCAGGTGAATATTTAAATCTTACAGCATTTGGGTGATCTTTATCATAATTTTCTTGTCTTTCAATATGATATGCTGTGTATGGGATAACATTATATACACCAAATTTTTCAGCAATCTCTAACTTTAAGAAAAAATCACCATACTTACACATCTGACGAATCCAAGACCATAAGTTAAATTCAATGTTTAATACATCATAAAATAAGTTATATAGGATTTGTTGAATATCCTCATTTGAACTTTTGATATGTAATACTTCATTCATATCATTTTTTAATGTACTCTCATCAGAGATAATATCTAAAGCTGAGGCTACAATAGCATCATAATCCATATTATCATAGTCTGAATAAACCATAGTACGTAAGTACTGCCAGTTCATATTGATTTGAGAACCTAATAATGAGGTAGTTGCTGGGGAATATAAACGATTGTACCTGTCTACTAAGGAATTTGTAGCTATATCACCTGAACGTTGGATTGAATCAACATCCATTACTTTTAGTGTATCACCACCTTGATTTCTGATTATTACGTCTGTTGAGAATAATCTTTTTAATCGGGGGAATAAATTGGTATCTGCCATTTTGTTTTTTATATGTTATAAATATTACAACAACCAACTAATATTTTCCATTCCTTTATCTGTTTGTAATAGGTATGGATTTTGAGTGTTAGAATTGTTGTAAGCTCCAATATACGTAGTCTTAGTTATATTACCAAGCGTTGCTCTAGTCATGTCATGAGATTGTTGTTGGAATTTTAAAGATGTGTCTCTTAAATACATTCCTATACCAAAACTCATTACTAAATCATCATTATACCCACTTTGAGCTTCTGGTCTACCATTCTTCCATATAAAGACTTTCATTTCTTCTAGTAATCTTTTAGAACGAATCGTTACTGAACGATCTCCTATATACTCTCTAAATTTATTAACTACTAAAGGTCTTGTTTTTAAAGACATTGTAAATCCAGGAGTTAAATTTGAATTTCCCTCATATATGTTTAAGTAAGATTCTGCAGTTAGATGATCTGATTTAGGTGAGTAATATAAATTTCTATATCCTCTTTCTATAACAGCATCTAATGTGGCCCATCCTATAGAAGCATTTTCAATTACTAGTAAAGCATTATTATATTCTGATGCTAAGCCTACTAAAAAATAACCATATTCTTTAGGAGGTAATTGACCTTTATATTCAGCCACTTGTGTGTTTGTTGCTATATCTATAATATGACATGCAGATGAGTCTTTACCATCACCTCTAGCAACATCCGCTATTACCATATATTCTCTAGTATAATCAGCTGGTTCCCAAACCCATAAGTTTTGGTCTGCTCCTCTACGTACTATAGGATCTTGTATAGTTGTTTCTTTTATAAAATCTAACCATTCTGAATAGAATACAGTATCACCAGAGGTATTAAAATCACAATCACATTCTTGGGCAGCTAATCTAGGATCACCTAGTAATTCATCTTGACGTTTTCTCCAAGTCTCATCTCTTTCAGGGTGAACATACCATGGTAATTTTATAGGTAAAAAATCGTTTTCATTATTTTCTGCTTTTACCCAAGATTGATGAAACCAATTACCAGTACCATATGGAGTAGATAATACAATAGCACCCCCACCAGTTGCTAGGGTTTGTTGGGCTGATGCCCAAATTTCTCCAATTTGTTCAATAAAAGCAGCCTCATCCACTATTAATAAAGATACAGCTTCTGATCTACCTGCATCTGAGGATGCGGCTGTTGCTTTAATTTGAGAACCATTATTTAATCTTAAAGTTAGTTTATTATTTTCTTCATGTGGTATTTTAAGCCAAGAAGGTAAACTTTCAAACATAAATCTAACTTTTGTAACCATGTTTTTAGCTGTTTCTTGTTTAGTAGCTATACATAGTACGTTTTTATCTTTATGGAATAACATTAACCATAATGAATACCCAGCAGCTAATGTTGAAATGCCTAATTGACGCGATTTTAACACGATAGAATACGGGTTATCTCGGAATAGGCGTAGCGTTTTTTCTTGGAAAGGGTATAAATTAAATAAAACACGGCCTCTTTGAGGGTGTTGGATGTTGCAATATTTCTTCATAAAATGAGCAGGATCTTCTGCACATTTCATATATTCTTCTCGAATTATTGCTTTTAAGTCTGGTTGGCTCATTTGTTTATCCTCCAATACATTCCTCCTCTAAGTACAGGTTGTAGATTGTTGTTTATTCCAACACCAATTCCATATAGATGAGATGTTTTTGTTTTTAAATATAACTCACCCCCAATATAATCTAATTGTCTTGTACTACCTTGTATCCCAGGACCTACATAAAATTCTCGTTCATTAATGAATGTTGTTTTTTCTATTGTTATCTTAGGTATACTTATGTTGTATTCAATATTACGGGATGATATTTTGTTTTGAGATACTGTATCTTTTACTAGAACAAAACCAAATGTATCTACTTTTAATGTATCTATATAGTAATATTTGCTATAATAGTCACTTAATATTTCAGTAGTATCAATTGGTTCCTTAAAACTATCTATTTGAACAACTATTTTCTCTCTCCACTTAGGAATATATTCAGGAACTGTATCAGTTACAGGGATATATTCGATAGTTGTTTTAGTGATTGTTTTAGGTTTGATGGATGGGGTAGTAGAACAAGTCCTCATTAAAATAATAATGAGGACAAGTACTAAAATTAGTATGTTTTTTGTGTTATTAAATAAATTCATATTTAGTCTTCATCTGTACCTATTGTTGGAGTGATAAAAGCATCTAATTCTTTTTTGACTTTAGTTAATTCTTTTAATCTATTTAACAGTCTATCTTTTTCACTACCTTCTGCTTTCTTCCATTGAGATACTACAGATTTCATTTCTTTAGTAACCATAGCTAATTTAGCAGCCATCTTAGTAACTTTATCTCCTTTTTTAAGATCTTTAGCTGTTGGTTCTTTTTCAACAAATGAATCTTCTTTTTCTACTTTATTCCAATCATCTTTTACCTCTACATCCTCATCTTCATCTTCAGATTTCTTCTTTTCGTCAATACTTACATTTAATCCTTTTTTAGCAAGTTCTACTGCTTTATTTTGATCTTTAGTATGAATGATACCTTGTTCTGCTTCTGAAAGGGTAGATATTATTTCTTCACGTATAAATTGTTTTAATTCTGATTTTTTCATGTGTATATTTTGTTATAAATATTAAGCTGGTGTTATAAAATCAATTTCCCCACTTCCTCCATCTCTTATTAATAGACCACCAACTGCATCTAAAGCTGTACTAACATCATTTACATTACCAAAACTTCCTCCTAATTCACCTCCATTTAGATCAGGAATAGTTGCTGCTTTAGCAAGTAAATCTGTTTCATCAATAAAAGAATAATAAGTACAAGCACCATCACTTGCGTACGGCATTATAGCCCAATAAGCATCAGTAGGTAATGGGAATACTCTTTGAGTATCAGTTATAAATGAATCAAAATTTGATATATTAGCGTTAGGATAAGCACAGCATTTATTTCCATTAGCATTTGCTGTAGATGGTGCTATTTTATTTTCTGATGGAAGATTATTTACATCAGTATTTGTTAATGATACTACATGAAAACTACCTTTAATTGTTGGCATATTTTATATTTTAAATTTATACACTAAATATAATATCTCTAGTACCATCCCAATAATAAATAAATCCCCCAACATTTGATAAAGCAATTGCTGTATCTGTAAGTGAATTTCCAAAAGATGCTGTACTAAGAGATGATGTTGCACCTATTTGAGGGTATGGAATCCTATAACTATTATCTATTAAAGATCTAGTATTTTCAAAAGAATACAATAATGTAGATGGATTACCCCCATCATCTACATAAGGTAAAATAGCTATTGCGGTAGCATCTTCAGGTGGAGTTGGTTCTAAAGTAAATAATTTTTGGAAATTATTATGAGTTGGTGATGATTGAGTAACATTTATTCTAGGTACAATTGGTATTGTACCCCATTCACTAAAATAAGTGTCCTCAAGAGCCATTGCTTTAAAATTATCTGGGCCAGTCCCTGAGGCTGATATAAAATTACCACCAGATGTATTAACTACACTTGATGTAAAAGTAGCAGCATGAAAAAATCCTACCATATTTTTTGTTATAAATATTATGGAAATAAAATAGATTTAACTTTTAATATACGTTCTTCAGTAGTTCCAGATATTTGATGGAGATTTTTAATACGATTACCATATACTTTTAATATCTGTTGAATACTTGTATCTATAGTATTACGATATTCAGGATTAGTCTCACGTACATTATTGTTTTCTATTTCAACACCTTCAGGAGACACATAAAATATATAATCATATTCTGATAATAGTCTAGCTGCTAATTCACTAAAGTCATTTTTTTCTAATGTTGAAATAGATTTAGCAGATTTAGTAAAAGCAATAACATCTACTATAGTTCTATCAGTAATAATATTCTCATGCATTAATTCACTAGCACGTTCAGCTAAAAATACAACCTGACCTTTTATGGTTGAGTCTGTATTTAATGGAATACCTAGTTCCATTAGATATTTTGAACGTTCTGTTCTAAATACATAATTTTCAAATTCAGGTAATTCCTTTAAAGCATTAACTAAAGTGGTTTTTCCACATGACATTGTACCTGTAAATCCTATTTTCATATTATCCTGCGTTTCTTGAATTGTTTAGACTTGGATTTTTAAACCATGGTAAACCTGATCTGTTACGTCTAGCGTCTTTCCATTGTTTTTCTGTAAGTTTTATTCCGTTAAGATAATACTCACGTTTACGTTTATTTCCTTCGGGGATAAGAGCTGGACCTTCCCAATTATGATATTGGTTATCAAATACATAAGCAATAGTACCATCTGCTTTAACTAAACGTTTAGCATCTCCATATTTGTAATTTTCTTTATTATCCATAGTATTTTAAAATAAATCTCCAGTTCCTTGTTCCATAATATATTGATCTTTTTCCCAATCTCCAAGTATAGCTTCAGAAACATATATACCATGAGCCCCACTTACTGTAATACCTCTAGCAGATAAAGCATCACCTACGAAATGTACATTTGAAAATTTAGTTAAACTAAGATCCTTATAATTTACGAGTGGTTCAGGTGAAAGATATTTTACCTCAGGAATATAAACACCCCAATCATCACCTAATGTTGGGAATACTTTTTTCATATCCTCAATAAAATCTTCTATGTATTGAAAATATCCACCCATCACCTCTCTTACTAAATCTAGATTATTGATTTGATGAGATGTTACTTCATTTCCTTCTGATGTAGTAGATGGTTTACGAGATGGACTGTAATATAAACCAGTACCATTATGTTGTAATTTAGAAACAACATCTCTTGACCAAGTAAATGGATCTTCAATACCATTAATTTCCATTAAAATACCAAAGTTAGTCATATCGTTTCGGTAACGCTCATCTTTTTTAGCATGACCATTGTAACTATGATCACCATATGTTTCTTCTACAGCAACATAAGCAGCATTATTATTTGTACAGAATGAACGTAATGAAACACCTTTATCATCAAATTTTCTATATAATTTAAAGTCATATGAAATATCGATTAGTTTTTGGAAGTGGTGTTGTGGGCTTTCAAATCTCACTCCAATCTGGGTTGATTTGGGTTCGTCTGGTAGTTGATATTGGTTGGCTAATTCTTGAGCAAAATCAATACCTGATTTGCCTACACCAAATATAAGCTCATCATAAAATATCATATCGTTATCCATATTTGCAAATTCAGGTTTAACTGATTTCATGATAACCTCACTATGTCTAAAATTAATATTGATTACTTTAGTTTCCCATTTAAAATTTACATCTTTAGACACTAAATAATCATACCAATTTTTAGCAATCTCAGATAGATAATCTGTACCTACGTGCCAAACAGGAAATAAACGTAAACCAAAATATGGTTTAATAAAATCTGGTTCAGTTTCGGGATTTGAACATTGTACCTCTTCTGGTTTAGGATGGAAACGTTTAAAATTGGTGATTACCTGATCCATTAGTTGCATTGCTTTGTCTTCACCTGTATACTTGGATAATTGACCACCTATGGCTGTATGGTATGTTAATTTACCATCAGACCAACCTCCAGCACCTAACATACCTGTCATTACTTCTTCAGGTTTGCGGTTGTATGGATCTTTACCCATATCAATAATGGTGATAAGTTCTCCAGGATAACCATTATCTACTAATTTAGTTGCAGCATTTATACCTGCTACCCCGGCTCCAACAATTACTATTTTTTTATTCATGTTTCTATATTGTTTTAACTATTAAATGTATGTAAAAAAAGTGGCATCTCCAAACGAAGATGCCACAGCTATCAATTTTTTATCTCTATTATGAGCGACCTGCTATGAATAGGTCTATCTATTTTTACTATGATACATATTATAAAACTGTGTTTTCTTTGATTTGTTTTATAATTTTTGATATGTCTTCATGTCTGTGATCTTGATTAGATTCAAATATATTATGTGGAACTTTAAATTTAAATATTTCTGATTTTAAAATGTCATGGTTTATGACATCATCTTTATCACCAAAATAAAAATATATATTTGGTAATACTTTAAATTCATAATGAACTTTATTTTGAAAATCTTTTAATTCATTAATAAATTTTTCATCTACTATTGAAATAAGATCATTTTTATGATTTCTAAAAGATTGATTAATTCTAGGTTTAAAATTATCATATGGTGTGTATGATGGATTTATTATATAAAATGAAATATCATCTCTACCTTGATTAGTTAATGCTAAATATAAACCATAAAATCCACCTAACGATGTTCCTACAACATGAATATTAGTATTCTTATCAAGAAATTCTTGGAGAATATTTATATCATCAATTGGTTTATTATTTAATTGAGGAGTATACACATTAGCGTGAGGAAAATGGTTTTTTAAAGTTTCTGATTTATTACCAGGACCACTATTGAAACCATGTATGACTAATATATTTATTTTGTTATCCATAACTTTTATTACTCATGTAATATAATAAACTATTTGGGCTTATCCAAACTTCCAATCATAATTTTGCGAATAGGTTCACCATTTATTAATCTTGTATAATGGAATCCATCCTTATCTTTAGATAAGATTTCTTTATCTAAAATATCTTCTACCATATCATTTGGGATAGGTACTCCACCATATTTCAATAATAAATCTTCAGCTTTACCTGAGAATTCACCCCAAGCTCTGTTAAGTTTTACGTCTTCTTTATATATTTGTTTAATAGCTTTTATTCCATCTATTGATCCATCAGATCCTTTTGCTATTGCTTTACGACCATATTTGTCTGTGTATAAAGCAGCTGCTACTATTTTGTTATTTTTTCTAACTAATTTGGCTAGATTAATTTTATTAAGTAATTCTTCAGGTGAATTTGCTGTTTTAAAACCACCTATAGGTTCATATGTTCTTTGCATTATGTTCCATATATCTTGAATATATGGTTTAATATCTTCTTTATTAAATAGGTTAATAAATCTCTCCAATATCAAAGACTGTAATTCTTCTCTGATGATTTGTCTAAGTTGGATGATTTTCATTCTTCTATTTTTATTTTAAGTGGTGTTGTTCCTTTAATAACCCTATGCCACTCTAATTTTGGTATAAATATATGAACTCCTTCTTTGAGTTCCACAGGTAATTCATTATCTCTTTGAAAATACCATCCATTACCTTCTAAAACAGTTACTGTACGATCTTCTAAATCCCTATGCCATTTTAATTCAATAGGATCTATATTTTCATTAAATTCACGAATAATATATTTGTCAGTTACTTGAGTATTGGTATATGGATTCATTGTTCAGATGTACTTGAGGAAAAATTAGTCATATAGCTATAATCTGTTTCATATCCTCCTCTATTCTCTACACTATATACATTCATATCAATTTTATATCCTGGATTTTTGTCTATTCTATTGAATGTCCAAGCGTTATCCATCCATATAATTCTGTTATTGGGATAAATAAAATAATTTCCATTTTCCATTTTAAATACATGACCACATTTATGTTCTGGAGTCTCTGAGAAATTAGTGTCTAACATGTTTCGATTTTCATGAGACCAATCTAAAGTAAACATATAA